ACTGATTGGTGTTAAATGTCGATGTCCCAGTACCAGATGTAGAGGTGCTAAATTGATTGTCAGCAGCGTAGCGGCTTTGGCTGTCAAATAGGCTGTAGGGCGCGCTAACACGCAGTCTGCCAAAAGCATCTACGTTGGTGCCGCCTATCGATATCGGAACTGTTGAGCCTGAGTTCATTTCACACTGCCCTCCGTTTGCCTCGAACCAAGATAACGCTGCAGAGGTGTTCTCTGTAATGACGGGCGTGTAGGTACTATTAAGCTGCAGCACAATCTGCTCCAGCGAGCGCACAAGCTGGTTAAACTTTTGTGGGTCATAATCAGTGGTAGATGAGGTATCCGGTAGGCGAACATTGGTAATTTTGCTCATCGCAATCCGTCCGGCTGAATATCAACACGCATTGTTCCAAAGCGCCAATTAGTGTCTGTTGCATCACTTTCAATTGATAGGCTTATCTGTCGTCCCCTTGCCCGTGTATCAACCTTTTGCGTAGTCGGCGTAATGATATACGGGTCGAGCGAACTGGGAGATGCAGAGGCCTGGGGATAAGGCCTAAGTAGTAAGCGAACCGTAAGATTACCAACCTGATTCTTAAAATCAGGTATAAAGCGACGCATGTAAAGCATGTTATCGCCGTCACCAATATCAAAATAACCGGACTTGATATACGCAAAAATAGGAGAACCATTTGCATTTGTCCCGTCCTCCTGGTTATATACAACAGATCTTCCAGCACTCAAGCCGTAGATAGTAGAAATAGTGCTTTCTGTACTTGCGAACAGAAACTCACTGGCAAGAGGCCTGTCATATGTTCCAATGTCCACCCAAGCCATACGAGCCATAGACCCTACTGACCAGCAGTTTTCAAGGTAGTTATACGTTACAAAGCGGTCAACATAGTCCGAAGTAAAGGAGCAATACCACCACGTCACTTCGTTAAATTGGGAGTTGACCCCTGCGTAAACTTTGAACCCCTGCACAAGATTAATGTCTTTAAACACATAGTCCTGAACTGTACAAGGCATTTTCTTGACGGTACCGTCAAAGAGGTAAAAGGCCTCTGTGCCCATCCAAAACGCCAATCCGTTTACGTCAACCGCGGCATGTGGACCAAGACAGCCACAGTTTGCTCCAAGCTGCGTAAAGCCAAAGGTGTAAGGAGGGCCAACATACTGCATGCCATGCAAAGAGGTGTCTGTAAAAATCAGGATCTGACCACGAGAACGAACAGCGGATACAATCCTGCTTCCATCACTGAGGCGTTGACCACCAGCGGTGTTTGTCGCAGTCTCTGTAAATGTATTGATGTCCTCTTGATTTGAAAATCGTACGAACATCGGATCCTGTGTGGTAGGAGACCCCACAGTGGTTTCCGTGCCAAAACAAACAAGGTGCCTGTCCGGAGTAGAAACCAAAGCATATGTGCTCTTTGTTGGTGCTCCAGCAATAGCTGTAGCACGCGTTCCAACCCCTGCACTGGTGTCAAATAGATACACGCCACCGTCAACCGCCTGGCATATGACGTCTTCACCAAACTTATCAAACTGCCAGACGCGAGGGTACAGTTGCACGCCAGTAGAGGAAGGACGTGGTGTTCCCCAAGTAAAGAATCCCCAGGTACCGATACCCCAGCCGTAGTCAAAATAAGCGTTGTCAGATCCCACGTTTATTTGATACTGACCTACAACGGAAGCGCCACCATTACCTGAATCAGACGCGTTAGCTGCAGTAGGAACTGTTATGCGATAAGTATTGGCAGATAGAACTTCAGTGATTTCGTACTCACTGTTGAGGATGCCCGCAGTTACGTTGCCACCCAAGGAAGAAGCACCAGAGAACGTGACAAAATCGCCCGTGATTGCCCCATGTCCGTTATCAGTAACCGTAACACTGGTCGATCCATTAGTGGCAGCAAACGTCACTTCCCCGGCCGTAGTTGTAGTACGTATGGGGGTGATGTCCGTCCAAGCACCCCCGCTAAATACGTACAACTTTTTGGTTGTCCCTAGAATAATGTATGGGGAACCGGTAAGGCTATTCCAAGTAAAAATGTCACTGGCCTGCCCTACCAAATAGACTTGGCTTTCAGTAATCTGAGTCCAGCCGCCCATCTTCTCAGGCAGGCCATACCGAAATCGAATGTAGTCCCCGTCGATCCAACCGCCCTCAGCACCGTATTCGGTGTTTTGCTTGTCAATTCCAGGATTAAAAGCGAGTCTAAAGTAAGCCATTATGTTATCGGGCCCCCAACAAGCCATGCGTCACAGGTACGATCTCCTGCGCATTTGAAATGAAATAGTTCGCAATAGCCTAAATTAGAGGCTTTTATGACGTCCATCGAAGAGTCCATGTGTGGCTCATCGCCGGCTTCCATGCCTTTTGCGATGCACTGCAACATTTCTGGTGTTTTAATAAACGCGGCACAGTTTCCGCAACGGGCTGTTTTAGCTTCGTCAACAGAAATCATCCACATCTTTGCTTTTTTGTCCCAAAAGTCCTTTGATGGCTCGTTTGGGTTTAGCGGTCCATAGCCGTAATCCTCAATCGCATGATTGCGGTTTTTAAGGTTTACGTGAATATCAAGCGTGGCCACCGGGCATGCATTTACCCCGCCCCCTTCGGCGTAGGCCTTCTTCATTTCCTGCCCAATGGCGTCTTTTTTAACTCTCATAATTAGCTCATAAATAGGGCAATTTCGGCCTTACGGCGGCGTATCAATCCCTTAGTAAAAGCACTACCGGGGTTTATGTACATCATAAAGCCATCAGCAATACTTTCCAATGGCTCGTCCCGCAAAATACGCTGGCGTAGGGTAGACCTCTGGAACCCACCTACCCCTATGTTGTAGCTAAGAGCGACACAAGCGTCAAAAAGGCCTTGACGCCCAGATAAATTAGGGGCAAGTCGAAGAACACCACGCTCAAAACTGCCGAGGAGATTCTTGAAGCGTTCCTCCAGCTCTGGCTTTGACCATACCCGATTGTGTTCTGGTGCAAGGGGAAACTCCTTCCTTATCATTCCGGTGTAGCCTTCTTTGCGTACTACAGGCAGGCGGATCTGTTCCTGGTGTAGAACCTCACCCCAGCCCACGGTCCAAATTGATGCAGGGCACAAATAAGGGCGGTCACGATAGCCCTCAAATTGGTGCATTACATGAATGCCGTTGTCAGAAGTTTTCATTTTTTAAACGACTGGCTTCCAAACCAAAACGCAATCACGGATGAGAAAATAATGGCTGAGTCCTCATCCCACAAGATTTGCATGGCCTGGTCAAACGGTACGCCCGTCTTCCAGGCGTAGAAAAACCCAAAGATGTTAACAAACAAGAGCATGGAGAACATGCCGTAGGTAATGACCGGCCGCACACTAGCCCTCATGTTAATCACCCACTGGGAGGCGCCCTTGCCTATCTCTATATCATGTGCGTACAAGGCCTGGCGTTCCTGGACAGCCGTTTGCATGGCAATTTGATCTGTCCTTATTTCTTCTATTTTAGCCTGTGCCGCATAGCCGGCGGCCAGCATCTTTAACTCCCGCTCGGTCTGCATATTAGCTAATGCCAGCTCATGGTTCTTGTCCGACTTATCTTGGAAGAAGTCCAAGATCTTGGGCAAACCGCCCATCAGGAAAGAAATCAGGGTTGAAAGTAAAGTAATCATGCTTTCCTCGCTGTTTTAACTTCGTTATCGCCCTTGCGGACAGTAATCTTTTCCCCGTCCACATCAACCGTCATTGGGTCTCGGTCAGCCATCCTGTCTAGCCGATCAATGAGCTGCTTCATGATGTCAAACTCCGGCTTATCCTGCTTAGGCGTTGCCCCGGCGATCCCGTTCATCATAGAAATCAGCGCCGTAAGGGATGCACCTAAGAGTCCCATGACCGCAGCCATCTTGGACTCTTCAAGGTAAAGGCTTGCGCCAACCCCGATGATCACAATGATGGTGATATAAAAAAGGCCATATCTGCCGATAGACTTACCGGCAACCTCTTTGGCGGTCTGATTAGCCTCAAGTCGATTTAACTCTGCGGCTATGTCAATCTTGGCTTTCTTTAGGTCTTTGTCTGCAAACATCACCACACCTTTGTCGCTTTAAGAATTCCGTAAATCAAAGCTGAGATCAAAATAATTATCAGCCACTCATTCCTACTCGCCTTACGATCTGAGTCATATTCTTTTTGTAACTCTTTGCGTTCCCGTCGCAGTCTCGCCTCTAGATCGTTGACTTCCTGTATTGCCCTACGCCCAAACTCTTTCTCTATCTGTTTAAACGCTTTGTCCTTCTGAGCCTTGATGTCGGCCAGAATCCTGTACTCGTTGATGGCGTCGATATACATCATGTCCCCACGCCGCTGGACTTCATGTTGACGACGGCGCCAGGCCACGCGGGCGCGCGCCTCCTCGTCCAAAAAGGCATTGACTTCTTTGGCTGTTTCCTTGATTTCCTTCCCAGCCTTTAGTGCCTCTCTGATACCACCGAGCGCAGTCTGTACGACCTTTGACGGGTCGGTTGGATCGGGCAGTTGAGACATTTACCAGCTCCATTTAAATAGAGATATAGCAAGCAAGCCTAACAAAACGCCCATAAAAGTAAATGCCCAAAAGCCCATCATGTCACCATGATGAGCACAGCGGCTAAAACAGCCGCAGCCAAGAACCACGCCCCGAACTCTGGCGCTACTTTCCGAGTTTCTGGAGGGTTTGCGCTAACCGTGCGCGTTGTCCCAACTTCCCCGGTTTCTTTGCTGCGGCTTCTAGCTTTTTTACAGGAATCGTCTTTCCTTTTTTTGCACCAAGCGAACTTCGTAAAGTGCCTGGTTTTTTGATTGCTTTTTGTATCCATTTTTCAGCCATCTTTTACCCCCTAAAATGTTATTGAACCGCTTGCTGTCCAAGTATAGGTTCGATACCCGCCAGACACCGTTATGGTTGGCGACCCTGTCGTAGACGTAGCCGCAGCGTAAGTATCAGCGTAACGGACAATCACAATGCCTGATCCGCCGTTGCCCCCAAACTCGTTTGTAGTGCCCCCGCCACCTCCGCCTCCTGTGTTTGCAGTTCCTGCAGTTCCTGCAGTAACGTCACTGCCTGTGCCACCGCCACCGTTACCACCAGCGCCACCGTTGGCAGCATTTACGCTACCACCCCCGCCTCCACCAGCGTAATACGTGCCGTTGAATGCTTGCGTTCCGGCGCCACCTGCACCGGCATATCTGGGTGATGAATCAATGTATCCATCCTGACCGGCAGCGCTTGCTCCGCCGCCACCACCAGATGCTTTATATCCACCGTTGTATGGTGCTCCATTTCCGCCTTTATTTCCTTGCCCAGCTGTTCCGGCACCACCATCTTCTGATCCGTTTGGGGTTAAATTTCCAAATCCTCCTCCACCACCAGAGCCACCAGAATATGACTGCAGCCCATCATAGGCATCGTTTCCGCCCGTTGCTCCGCCGCCGCCATTTGATGTGATGGAGCTAAATACCGAGTTGTTTCCGGTGGATCCTCTGCCACTACTTCCGCCTCTAGCTCCGCCCGCCCCCACAGTAACGGTGAGCGCCACGCCGGAAGACACTGAAAAGCCTGATGCGGTTCTAAAACCACCAGCACCGCCTCCACCTCCGCCATCACTACCCGCGCCACCGCCACCAGCAACAACTAGATACTGGACAGACGGAGGAGGGACAAGCCCACTGCCGTATGCAGCAAAAAGGTTATTTAGGATTCCGGTCATGTCAGGTTATTCCCAGAAATGATCCACGTGGTTGATGCAACCTTCATTGCCGATGCCATACCGTAAGCAGCGAGAGTGCGCGACCCGGTTGTCCCTGGGCCCGCCAAGTACATGGCGTCTGATGTAATCGCTATCGTTACGTTGCTGGATGACAGGTTCACAAACGACACGACCGTTCCTATGGCGTAATTAACACTACCGTTGGACGGGATCGTAAATGTGCGCGGATTAGCATCTGAAGCGGGGTGGTATATGGTTTTACCGGCATCTGCCAAAACAAGCGTGTAGCTTGTTGATTGGGAGTTAATTGGGGTATTTCTAAATCCAACCGAATCAGTTCCGTCAACCGTACAGTTGCTCAGAGTTCCGGCTGACGGGGTTCCAATGTTTGGAGTACTAAAAGAGGGCGAATTTGTAAGAGCTAAACTGCCCGATCCAGACACGTTTTGTCCCAACGCAGTCGCCACACCGGTTCCAAACGCTGTGATTCCAGTTCCGCCATTAGCTACCGGCAATGTACCAGTAACTGCGGAGGCCAGGTTTACGTTGGCCAGAGTGCCGCCAAGTGTCAAACTGCCTGTGGTAGTGACGGTTCCGGTAAGGGTCAAACCATTCACCGTTCCAGTTCCGCTTACTGAAGTTACGCCCGAAGTCTCGGTAATGTTTACAAAATCAGATCCGTTCCACGCAACAACAGCCTTGGACCCAGCAGTAATTGTGACGCCTGTTGTGGCAGAAGCTTTGACCACTACAGAAGCATTAGATTGGTTAATTACTACGTAAGCTTTTGATTGCGCAGGAGCGATAATGTTTCTAGTCACCCCCGGAGATCCGGTCGGGCGCAAGATTGCACACCGTGCCTCGTTCGCGGCTCCAGATCCGGTCGTAGATAGCGTCCAATCACCGGCACCAACCGATGTGGTGGCCGTTGCAGCAATTGAGTCCTCGACCAGCTCTGTAATGCTGTCATTAACAACCGTTCCCCAGGTTCCTGAGAGTTCCCCGGTGGTAGGAAGAGCAAAGCCAAGTAATGATGTGTAATTAGTTGCCATAATTAATCCTTAAGCTGCAGTGTCAATTTCTATCCAATTAGACGTTTGAGCGTCGTTTACTTCAATCCAGTTAGGTGTTTGATCATCATTTACAATGGTCCACCCTGCAAATATTACGGTTCCTACCGCGCCTGCTCCTTGAACACCAGTCACAACAACCGAGTCATCCGTTTCAAAAACTACAGTTCCAATAGTTCCTGTTCCAATTGTTCCATTTGGATTTGCAATTGCAAGGGGTGTAACAGTACCTACTGCTCCTGTCCCCTCCACACCAGTAACTGTAATTTGATCGCTGATTGAAGCTGTTACATTGCGTACCGCACCTTCACCCTGTACGCCAACAACAGACAAATTACTGTCAATCTGGAACGTAACGTCATTTGCTGCCCCGGTAGCTTCAACTCCCGTTACTGCAAAACGCGCTAATGGGATTACTGCCCCAGCCTCTCCAGAGGCAGAAACACCAGTAACTAAGATCGTGTCACTTACATGAACAGTTACGGTGCCGACCGCACCAGTGCCAACAAGCGGCTCGGTATCAGGAACAATTGAGTCGCTGGTGTTTGTTATAACGCTGTTTGATTCTCCAAGACCCTGAACGCCGGTCGGAGTAAATGCACTGCTCCAAATGTTATTTGTTGTGCCAACGTCGCCGGTGCCTTCAACGCCCGTAACTGGAACGGTTTTCCCGGTTACAGTAGCTACCGTACCGATCTGGCCAACACCCTCTGCGCCACCATCAATATGGGTTACTTCTGGGGTTGTCGTTCCAATCGCGCCCGTGCCTTCAGTACCTGACACTCCATATGAGACAAAAAGAGCCACCGTGCCAACGGTACCTGTACCAACAAGTGGCTCAGTATCAGGGACTATAACTTCATTGGCGTTGGTGAATACACCGTTGATCTCTCCAAGACCTTCAACACCAGTGGCATTTGCTTTTACAACAGTGGTTACGTTACCAACCGCGCCGGTGCCTTGAACCCCTGTAACCGATACGATTAAGGATCCAGACTGAAAGTCGTCAAACGCCCCGACCGAAAATGGTACGAAACCGAACATTTATAGTCTCTAGATAACCACTTCAACCCACGATGTCGTAGCCTCGTCCCACCGGTAAAACTTGCCGTCATCGGGCTTAGGGGTTGGAGCTTCCCAAATGCAATTATTCTCGTTTAGTACCCAACTTGAGAATGGCTGGGGAGCAATAAAAGCATCTCGACTAGCGTCATACGTATACCCAATACCGGCGTAGTTTTTACGAATATTGCCGTTATAACTGGTCTGAACCCAGTTGGTGTTCCAGCCAAAAAGGGACTTGCAAAATGCCACCCCTTTTGACTCATTTTCATTCCCGGTCTCGTCAATCAGTTCATTGTTGTGGACAACAATCACCTCCAAGACCACGTTGTTTTCATCAATTTTTGCAAAATGCGCCATGTTTACTCCTTAAAAAGTAATAGATCCAGAACTGGTAAAAGTGTAATACCTATATCCACCAGACGTTGAGACACTTGGAGACCCTGTTGTAGAGGCAGCAACTGGATATGTGTCTGCGTAACGAATAATTACAATTCCAGATCCACCATTACCACCAATAACATTGCCGGAGCCGCTAGAATAAGAGCCCGCTCCACCGCCACCACCAGTATTAGCCGTACCCGCAACTCCTGCTCCGCCTCCACTAGTTGGGCCACCCGCCCCACCACCACCCGCCCCACCAGATGAACGAGTAAGCCCCATGCGATCATCACCGCCAGCGCCACCTCCTCCGGCATAGGTAACCCCATTTGACCAAGTCTTTCCAGCGCCACCATTTGCGGTGTTACTTTGACCATTTACCCAAGACTGTCCTGCGGCATTGGCTCCACCACCTCCACCACTTGAAACCGATGTTCCATTACCTACAGCGGTACCACCACTATTACCCTGCCCCGATGTACCAGAAGCTCCAACTTGAGACCCACTATAACTTGACAAAGCACCGCCACCACCAGATCCAAATGTACCGCTAGGAGTTCCTCCGTCGTAACCACCCGCACCGCCTTTGTATGCTGTTATGGTCGACGAACCGCTTAATACAGAATCGGAACCATTATTGGATGTGTTTGTATTGGTAGCAGTCCCCCCGGCACCGACCGTTATGGTTATTGCTACTCCTGCGGTAACTGAAAATCCTGTACCGGCTAGATATCCACCTGCGCCACCGCCACCACCATTTGAAAGGCCACCGCCGCCGCCTCCAGCAACTACAACATACTCAATAGACGGAGTTGCAGGTGAGGCCGCAGAAGGCCAGTTATCTCCTGCCTCAGCTCGATACTGATCCGTTAATGTCCAAATATCAGACGCTGATGTGGTTGAAGGAAATTGAGCCATGATTAGAACGTAATTGAACCAGAACCGGTCCACCTATAAATTCGATATCCACCAGATGTAGTAATAGTTGGAGAACCTGTGGTAGATGTAGCTAAAGGGTAGGTATCTGCGTAACGGATAATTACGATTCCAGAACCACCAGCTTTACCAATACTGTCTTTACCTGTACCGCCACCGCCCCCTCCAGTATTTGTACCCCCAGCAGTTGCAGTGCCTCCTTCAGTACCAATAGCACCATTACCTCCACCGCCATTACCCCCAGTTCCCCCCGTTCCGCCGCTATGAGATCCACCCCCGCCACCGCCACCAGCATAGTAAGTAGCGGAACCACTAATAGATGACTGAAGCCCTACGCCACCATTACCACCGGTATTTGATCCAGCATTTCCCCCTACTGCGCCAGCGCCACCGCCCCCACCTGCTGGATACGGGGATCCTCCAAAGGCAGTAGTTCCACCATTATTTCCTTGACCTGAGGTTGCAGTTCCACCACTAGCACTAGTGTATCCAGCGCCTCCACCAGACCCACCATTTCCACCAGTTGCGTTTGTATAACTGCCACCATACCCACCTCCAGTAGATGTTATGGTGTCAAAAACTGAGTTACCACCTTGTGTTCCAACGGTACTAAATCCAGCATTTGCAGGGGCTGCACCACCTGCACCAACAGTTACTGTATAAGCAACACCCCCTGTAACCGAATATCCAGAAGCCGTTCTATATCCACCTGCTCCGCCACCCCCAGCAGTGTGGTTACCTCCGGGGCCTCCTCCAGCAACGACAAGATACTCAACTGATGGAGGAGCTGTAACTACTGTCGGCCAGTTGTCACCTTGCTCGGCACGCTTTTGCTTTACCAAAGTCCAGATACCGCTTGCACTAGTTGTTGAGGGGAATTGAGCCATGATTAAAACGTGATTGATCCAGAGCTAGTCCAAGTGTAAATACGATACCCGCCAGATGTTGTAATGGTTGGAGAACCGGTTGTAGCACTAGCTAACCCATAAGTGTCAGAGTAACGAATAATTACAATTCCTGATCCGCCATTACCCCCGCTGTTGTCCCCGCCACCACAACCTGCTCCACCACCAGAGCCAGAGTTTGCTGTTGCCGAAGTACCACTAGTGCCAGAATTTCCAGCGCCATTGCCTCCTCCAGCCTGTCCTGTGCCGCCACCACTGCGAGAGCTACCACCACCGCCACCAGCATAGGTAACAGATGAACCAGAAATTGAACTGCTAGAACCAGCTCCGCCATTACCTCCAGCGCCGCCACTTGATGAGTTGGCCCCAACACCACCAGCGCCGCCACCACCGCCTCCACCATAAGGAGAAACTACGCCAGGGCCAGATCCACCGTTATTGCCTTCTGACGGGCTGTAACTACCGGCATTACCAAGACCTCCAGTACCAGTGCCTAAATAAGAGTTACCACCACCAGAACCACCAGAATTTGCTTGCGAACTAGTTTCTCGTTGCCCCCCACCACCACCGGTAGAAGTTATAGCCCCATAAACCGAATTATTCCCATTAGAACCAGCAGTATTTGATGTTCCTCCAGCGCCACCGGCACCAACAGTTACAGTATATGTATTACCACCTGTAACTGATAATCCTGAGGCTGTTCTATAGCCCCCGGCACCGCCACCACCATTACCCGCCCCACCGGAGCCACCACCACCGCCACCAGCAACAACAAGGTACTCAACCGTGGTAGGGCCGTTGTATAAAGAAGGCCAATTTCCTCCCATGACCGCATCTCGTTGATCGGTCAGGTTCCAAACTCCATAAGCTGAACTGGTGGAGGGAAAGTCAGCCATTAGTTAATCTCTTCGTATGAGCAAACTGCCTCAAGATCACTATTAGCATTTGCCGTTAGGCGCAGGGCATCCCCTTCTTCAAGGTAAATTGAGCTGCTTAACACATCCAGAACAGCGTCTGCTGGAACCACAACCGTACTGGCTAAGCGGTATGCCGTGCTGCTGCGATAGATATCAATTGTGATCTCGGCATTACTTGTGCCATCCACGTTAGCCACATAAAGTGAGTTGATCTTTAAGACTTTTCCACTTGCAGCTGAGTTAGTGACAATCGCCGTGGCCGAGGTAGTGACTGCCAGGACTGCGGTTTTACCGTAAATTGCTGAGACGTTTACTATATTAGGCGCTGCCATTTTTATCCTCCAAAGACTATTGCCATTGCAATGGCCTTACCGGTTGTTACAGGGGCTTTGCCATTACTAAAAGTTAAATTACCGGTAACCGCTACGTTTTGACTGGAATCAATCGTAATAGCTGTGGTTCCATTAGTTTGAATCTCAAGTTGCCCAGAATCGTCCCCGGAACTAATTAATCCGCCAGCTCCGGTCGATGTTGAGTTAATAGTTGATGCCATGTTTAACCTCGTTAGCTGGTTAATCCACCAATATAATATGGTTGAGTGGGAACAATAGTTGGATCAAAAACTGCCCCACTTCCATAAATAATGTAATCGTTGTAACTCCAGGCCAGTGTGTTGGTATTAGACCACCCAAAATACCAATTACAGTATAGGTTAGATCCGTTACTTCTACCAAAACTAGAACCTAGTAATGACCCATTTCCGTACATATTCCCAGTAGACCGCTGGTATGCAATGTACGTCCAACCACTAGGTAAAACTAAAGTATCTCCACTTAAAGACAAAGACCCGCCTGTACTACCATCTAGCAAAAATCGAGTAGTACAGTCCCCGTTGCCCATAAAGTGAGACCCACCGGATCGTGGGTTAACCCACATACGCACCCAAGACCAGTCTGTAGGTATGGTAGAAACACTAGTAATTAGAATAGCTGAGGAATTAGTTTGCGCATAAGAGTAGCCATATGCTGACCATTTTGGTGTGGGGGAAGTGCTTACGCTTTGAAATCCTGTTGGATTGCTCAAAGCTCCGCCACCAGTATCTGTATTAGACTGCACGTTAGCGGCGGCGTTTTTCATTTGATAACGATTATCGCCAAGACCCACGTATAGCACAGCCGCCCGATTGGTGGCCGAATCGTTCCAGAGCGGCGCTCCAGCAGCTCCACCTACTTGAAATCCGTTTCTAGCTGCAAACATATTATGGGGTATAGTTTTGAACTGCGTTACCGTACCAATTTGTCCCATCTGAGACAAAACTCAAAATATCCATCTTTCCTGCTGTAGCCGTTATTGTTGGAGCTGTACCACCAGACCATTTAACGTTAGTAAACGTAGCCGTGCCGTTACCTGTTGAAGCTGCCTGCTTTAACAACACAATAAAAGACTTGCCAGCCGTGGCTGTAGGCATTGTAAAAGTACAAGCCGTTGAAGCCGTCAAAGTTGCTGTTTGTAAGGTGCCGTTTGTGAGACTAAATGTGTGGGAGGACGTTACTGTACCGATAGCCACAACACCTTCTGTGTAATTATTAATTGACGGATTAGTCAAGGTTTTGTCCGTCAATGTCTGACTAGTACTTGTACTTGCTACCCCAGTCAAAGTGTTATCTGCAAAAGCGATTGTCTTATTTGTGAGTGTGGCTGACCCTGACGCCGTGAGTCCTGCGGACGCCTGAGTTGTTGTATCTGGAAAGGTGACACCAGAGGTGCCGTCAATAGTCATGCTCATATCATTACCTTAAAATGTGATTGAACCGCTTCCCGTCCACTTATATGTTCTGTAGCCACCAGACACCGTTATGGTTGGAGACCCGGTTGTGGATGTGGCCGCTGCAAAACTATCGACATAACGAATAATGACCACTCCAGAACCCCCGTTGTAACCATACGGTGGGCTTACTTGAACGTCTCCCTGCCCCCCGCCCCCGCCACCGGTATTTGCAGTTCCAGCAGTTCCTGGGACGCGCGAGTTTGTTCCGCCATTACCACCACCACCAATACCGCCAGCGCCACCAGCGTCACGACTTCCGCCACCACCTCCACCGCCGTAATAAGTGCCGCTTCCAGATGGCCATTCTCTACCTGCACCCCCCACTCCAGCATCCGTTCCACCCTGACCAGCTTGACCCACAGCTGTTGCTCCGCCGCCTCCCCCGCCATTGGTGTAGCTGCCGGCATTGCCGCCGTTGTACCCCTCTTGTGGACTGTATCCACCAGCATTGCCCGAGCCCCCAGATCCGGAGTTGTATCCGCCGCCGCCACCGGATCCACCGTTTGATCGACTTGGTGCGGTCCCTCCTCGGTGTCCTGCGCCACCCCCTGTTGCTGAAATAGAGCCAAACTCGGAATTTCCACCGGCAGTTGCATTGTCGTATGTGCCGCGAGTGCCCCCACTACCAACTGTTACCGTGTAAGTAGCCCCAGCTGAAACAGCAAAGCTACTCCCATACCGAAGACCCCCTGCACCGCCGCCCCCACCGTCGTCGCCAGCTCCACCGCCGCCACCAGCAACAACCAAATATTCCACGGTAGACGGGCCACCCGCCGCTGCTGGTTTTGACCCGACAAACATTTGCATTATTCCGGTCACGACACGTTTCCTGATACAACGCAGGTGGTGGAGCTAATAAACAGTATTGTGGCAACACCACGAGTGGCCAAAGTCATCGTAGACTTGTCCGTGTCAGTGCCAGCAATGTAGGCTGTGGTTATTGAACAGGTGATTGTTATGTTGCCAGAAGTGTTATTAAAGATTGTGATTGCGTCACCTTCGGCAAACGTAGCGTCTGGAATAGTGATTGACCCGCCAGAACTTACCTGTACGTATTTACCAACATCCCCAGTAGCCAGCGTGTAGCTTCCTGTTTTTGTTCCTACTGCCGGTAGATTTAAATACCCAAGAGTGCCGTCAGAAGAGGGAAGCGTACATGTAACGTTTCCTGCAAGGCTGTTTGGGGCTTTTACCGCAACGTAGTTACTACCGTTGTCGGTATCTTCCGGCAGGCGAATCTCTGATCCAGCGGATGAGTTTCCTACTACGGTAAGCGGGGTATTGAACGTTGGAATGCCACTTCCGGCACTTACCGATCCGGTAACAGTAACGTTCCCAGCAAATGTGGCGTTTTGGCTTGTGTCCAGCGTAAGCGCTGTCGTTGTGCCGTTTGTCTTGAGTACTAAACTGCCAGTCGTGTCTCCGCTATTTACTAGCGCAGTACCGGATGTAGTACCTGCTGATATTGAACTCATGGCTATTCCTTAAGCGACAACCCATTTTTGACCTGAAGGCACGGTGACTGATACGCCAGAATTAACAGTAATTGGGCCTATAGAAAAGCCATTTTGCCCAGAAGGCAGGCTGTAGTTCTCTGAAATCGTGGTCGTATTTAAGTTGATTGCACGATTTGCCCCGCTGATTACCGCCGTTTCTGCCGGGTAAGTTACAAAGACATCTTTAGATACTGATGCAAAAGTAACCAGGCTCCCAGAGTTGCTCGACGCCAATACCACGTCCCGCGATAGCGTAGTCCCTGACGACGTGTATGTGCCTAACCCAACTTCCCAGGTGTTATTGACGCTGTCAACAATCGTGTAGTACGTTGTATTTCCATTGCCAATCACCGAAAACGACTGAAAACCGGCCACGGCTCCTGCAAGAGTGACCGTACCGGTTCCAGCGGTAGTCGTGGTTTCTTTGACTCTATCGGCAAGAATAAGAGCCATGCTTGCTCCTTAGGCGATACGAATGATCGCTGTAGCAGCCGCAGCAGCCGGGAACTGAATTTGGAAGTCGCCCGAAGAAACCTGCTGATCACCACCAAAACTCAGGACAGCACAAGCCTGGTTTGATGACGAACTGTTATAAATAATCGCGCCAGAAGTTGTGAAGGTAGCTGAAGACCAGGTTGTGTTGTCAAAGTCACAGACAGCAACCGTACCATCAGCGACCGGTGTCACCGATGTCAGCGTGTTTCCACCTGTGGTGTAGCCGTTACCGTTGGGCAGCTCATCCGAGTTACCAGTCAGGTTTGAGTAGTTTGTCGTGGCAGCGCCATAGGTGCCGGTGATCGAAGCCGTAGCTTTGCCAAGGGCAATCTTAAATGTATTGCCACCGGGGTTTGAAAAGTTATGAACAGCCTTCAGGATCTCTACCTTAAAGCTGGTCGGCATAGCGGTTGTAAATCCTGCCATTTTATTTCTCCAAAAGTTGAGTTAATTCAGAATGCCCCGCATCGCGAAGGCGGTTTGCAATCGTAGTATGGTTAGATTTGACGCATTGATTGCCATAACTAACCAATACAGAACGAATATGTTGTCGAAAAGCTTCCGCCTGCTGACGAATTACCGGATCAGCAGTAGAACTGATAGAAATAATCCGATCGAGGGCGTTTTCGGCCAACTCTTCCGGCGTAAACCCACGGCCTGAAACTCTCATGGCCTTGATTTCGCCTAGTAACGCACCTCCGGTTGCACTCATCATGGTCCAGGGCTCTCCGATTTAATAGGAACTCTTGCCATACCATCGCGGAACTCATCACGGCGACGACGTCCTTGCTGTTCAACACCCAGGCCTTGAATAGACTGTTTATAGCTGTTTTCAAAGTACTGGAGCATCTCCAACGGACCTTTTGTATAGCTGTAGGCTTGAATTAAGCAAGCATAAAGTAACGCCTCAGGAGCATTATTGCTTACCCAAGTTGTCGGATTTCCAGACGAAAGCTGGGCAGGACGATAGATATACCCTAGTTCTACTGAAAAATTAGTATTTGGGGTAGGAGCCACATAAAAAGTATTTTGATCCCATACCGAATAGTACTTTGGGGTGCCGGTATCGGCCCCATCTGCCCAATATTCCTTCATGAAAGACGTGTCACGGAATTGCAAAAAGATTTGATCTCCATTTGCTGGTGTCAGGATCATGTAACGATGAGTTAAGATGTCAGTAGGAGCTGTAAGGAACTTGTTCCCACTGGTCATAGTTCCGGTAACTTCTTTTTTAAATACATCTAAATCAATGTCACGAAGAATCCTATTCTCCGCCATCGTAATAAACGTATTAATTACCGAACTAGTGAACACATTAGAGTCCACCTCGGTGTAATTACGTATGTTGGTAACCAGTTCGTCGTAGGTCATGGCCCGTTCGCTATCACAATGGTTACATTACCGACCGATCCAACCCCTTGGACGGGGTATTGGATCGGATAGGGCTGCATATTAGTCCTGTTGATCGTAGCGTAGGCACTGCCAATGCTTTGAAAAGCAGAATCGGCAGGAGTGCCCAGAAACACGACCACTGGTTCAATTCTGTCAGGGCGCGGCTCCAAAAGAGCGATCGCGTCCCCTCTGTACTTGAGTGGCTCAAGTTGAGGTTCTTTTGGCTCGTAGTCTTCCGGGCAGACTTTGAATCCGCGCCAGTTCTTGCGAAGGATGTTATATGGATAACGTTGTCCGCAGTAGTCGCAAAGCCCGAAAGAGAACTTACCGGTTGCATAGGCCATCTCATGCCCCTACATCCGGGATGAAAGAAACACTTGCTGTGTCTCTGTCTTCCAGGGCTGCACGGGTAAAGTCCTCTTCATAAATCTGTTTGAGAGCTGCCGTGCGCTCAGGCGCGTACTTGAGCGACAAGTAGTACGCCAGGCCAGAAGCCAGACAAGGCAAGAAACGAAAGTTTACGTCAGGCGTGTTTGTGTAGCCGCCGGCATCCTCAATACGACGGATCCTGTAGTAAACAAACGTGTAGTAATTAAACTGAGCTGCCGGATACAAAAACACCTTAAAAGTGTTTGCCCGCTGCACGTAGTACTGTGCCGGGCGGGCTGTGGTCGTTTTATCCGGGATATTTAAGTACTCTTCCCGGCTAATACGATCAATTGTGATATCCGTTGATGGACTTTGAGAGGCATCACGAATGACTGCTGACAGTACGTTTACCGTGTCCGAGTCAAGCGTAATCTCGTTGGTTCCGTTTGTCAGCGGGTATGTGGCCTCTTCAATTGTCCAGAGGTTTAGTCCGCGGTTTGCCCAGTCTAAAAACATCAGGTTTAACGACCGACGAGCACTGCCAAGCTGATGCCCATAGGTCATCTGCATGCCACAACGCTCAAATGCCTCTGCAATCAGTTCATCGATTGAGAGGTTAAAGTTGGTCGTTCCTGATGTTGCCATTACTTACAAGCGCTCCCGCCCTTGCGATATCCCTTGACCATGCCACCGCCCATCATGCCCATGGCCATGCGCTTGTGCTGATTTACAGCTCCGCCTTTGGCCATCATCACGGGACCGGTTTTTTTGCTGGTCTCAGAAATCATTTTATTTTTGGGGCCTGATTCAACAGCACCACCACCACGAGTTGCACAACCCATTCCACGTCCAGCCATGATTACTTCCCCTTCTTCATTGCGCGGCCTTTTGCATCCGCTGTTTTACGTCCTAAGGCACGGCCTGCTTTATCAGCCATTCCACCTTTTTTCATTTTTCCAACGCCATCAGCGGCAAATGCTGGAACTTTTTTGCCGCCTTTGACCACCATTTTCATCTTTTCTTTCATGACAGAACCTCCGTTTTTAAAAAGTGTAGTTCCTGCAACTTTACCTGCGCGTTTGTCAGCTTTTTCTTGTTGAATCCGCTCACGAGCTACATCTCTTGCAGCTTGCATACTTGCACGTCCTTCTTGACGTGCTGTTTTTACGGCCTCTGCTCCCATTGGTTTGGCTTCTTTAATACTGGCTCGTTTTAACTGCCTGGCTTCTTTGACTTCAGGAGCACGATCAATTCTGCTTCTTCTCCCGCCTCCACCGCCAAAAAGTTTGTCCATACCAATGCTGGTTATTACGGACTTGCCAATCGAGACAGGATCAGGCGGCCCAAGTAATGCACTTGTAATAATTGACCTTCCTACTGATTTACCGGAAACGGCCATTATTTTTTACCTTTTTTAGCGGTCTTTGCAGACTCACGAAAGGCTTTTGCCGTAGGCGCGCCTTTAGAGCCGGGCTTACGCATTTTTTCGCCAGATCCTTCAGCAATGCGTTTACGCTTAGCGTTGATGTTTGCGTACAAGCCTGGTTTAGCAGCCATTTTATTTAGCCCCTTTGAACAAGCTGATCAATTTTGCTTTCAAGTCGATTAAACCTTGCGTCAACATGCTCCACAATTTTGTCAACTTTTGCGTCAACTTCTGCACGAGTGATGTGATCACGGGCCACCTCCTCTCTGGTTCGATTTAACAATATGCTAATTCGACTGATTTCATCCATCTTTGTTTTGTAGTTATACATGAGTAACCCTACAAACCCAGTCAAAATCGCGTTCCAAATCATCATTTCCATTTAGCATTTCCACCGTTTTCTCGCTTGACGAATACGGCTGTTTGGGTCCTTTGCCGCTTCTGGAAATTTTTTCATTTGACCCAATGAACGTGCACAAAACGACTTGCGTCGCTTCGCGCGCCCGGGCGATGGACTGTCTTCTGTCACAGCAGTTTGAAGCTTGCTACCAGGATTAGCACGACGGTACGCCGCCACACCTTTCTTGGTCATGCCCGCTCCCTGCTTTGTCGGGCGAAAATTGCCAGACTTAACAGAGGTTTTAATGCCCATGCCCTTAGCCATTAGACTGCCGCTCCGCCGTAGAAAAACAACGTAACGCTAGATACGTTTGCATTTTCCAACTCAATAAAAACACCATCAGAAAACAGTACCCCCATGTCTGGGAAAATAATGTCATAGGCACCGGCAGCGCCTGGGGTTTTTATATCTACTAACGTTGGTGCCGCAGTTGTGGAACCGTTCTTTAATTGAAAAGATGACGCTGTTCCAAGGCAGGTGTAGTAAATAGCTGCCACACGAGTACGCCCAGCGATCGCATCATCATCTGCGGCTTTTGTGACAGCATTAAGATTGCTGTAGCTCATTCGGATTCTCCGTTAAGCGGTTCTGGATCAGGAAGCCCTAAGTCCGAAAACTTAAGATCTTCTGCCAAATCAAGACGGTTAACTAATGACGACAAAACATCAACTGCTGCCTGGGAGGCCACAGCTACGTCATGAGCATGGTTGCGTTGAGCTTCCATTCGCCTGATCTCTGACAGAAGATATTCCTTGGTTATTTCCATTTGCCATTAACCGCGGTTTGTAGCGGAATCGGTACACATAATGTAGTAAGCCGTACCGTTTGCCGAACAGATGCGAATCGAATGAGTCATCGTCTGCGTGGTGTGAGTGGCAAAAATTGTTCCGTTAGACGGATTAGGAATGTTCAACAAACGGCCAACCTTGGTCGTGTTGGTATCCGTAACACGAATAAAGGATGCGGTTGCCGGGACCGTAGCAGTAGCATTTAAGTCAGAATCTACTTGCAGTGCAGCAACTGTACCGCCGGTGGTGACACCAGCTGCAGCGCCAAGAGTGACGCGCAGGGCGTTAGCTGCACCAGAGATCGTGCCGCCGGAGTTTACCGACAGAGAAATATGGGCGCCGTTTACAGTACCACCAGTAGCGGCGTCGGCACCGCTAACGCGGGTAAATGCCCGAAGAGTCTCGCCAGAACCGGTGCTGGTGATGTCTAGGCGGGAATAGTTAAGACGCGTGTCGCCGGTCGTAGCCGAAGACGAAGCATAAAAACTAGAAATATTTTGTGCGGAAGTTACAGTAATCGGGGAAGTTGCGGTACCCCCGATAAAGCCGTTGTCGGATGCGACTGGGCCGGAGAAGGTCGTGCGAGCCATTTGAGTTTACCTCTCATGCGAGTTAGGCGCGCCTGTCTGCATGACGTCTAGCCGGGACTAGTCAGACGCACCGGGGACCCCGGAATAAAGGCAATATACACCAATCCTACAAAAAGAAAAGGGGTCTTTTGGACCCCTTTTCCTCTACCGTTTAGGCAGCTCCGGGTGAACCGAAGATACCGCGCGGATCGCTAAAGCCAAAGCTGTAGCGCTCACGAGCCTTGTAACGGACGTTGCCCGTGTCGAAGTCGCCTTCGAAACCGGTCTTCATCGTTACACGCTGGAACATCTTCATGCCGTTGGGGGCGTCGGTCTTAATGAACCAGGCGTCCGGATCGGTCAGGAAGTGGTTAACAGAGTAACCCTGGGGAACCATGCCCATGTTCTTGACTGCGTTGATGTCGTTATCTGCAGTACCAACACGCAGAGTGGACTTCATAATACGGTCAGCCGTAAACATGAGTTCCTTCGGGATGATCAACTTCAGGCCTTGAACAGCGATCTTCAGGCCACGCTCATCGGTGAACGCAGCGATGTCGATCAGGGCCTGCTCAAGGGAAGTCTCCGACAGGTCGGCCGGCGTGGTCAGTTCGTTTTTCAGATCTGGGCCGGACAGGGTCGGGTGATCAAGTGCGCAGAGGGGCTTGCCGTCGCCACCGGTAGAGGTGGTAAAGGCGCCGTTCAGAACGGCTGCAGCCTTGATCTGCTTGGTTTGTGCCATGGAACGAGCCAGGGCGCGGGTGTAACGAGCGGCAAGACGGTCGTACAGGTTGTCTTCCACTGCCTCTTCGGTCAGGGAGAAAGCCAGTGCGATTGTCTCGTGGGTGTAGCGAGCCGTGTAAACTTCTTGCGCGTTGTCATAAGCGACGCCAGCGCCTTCAGTCTTAACGGGTGCCTCACCAAAGCCGGACTCCATCACTTCCTCTTCAAATGCACGGTCAGAGGACTCGACAGAATAAATCTCGGCATGCTCGTTTTCGTAGTTCTTGTACTCCAGACCGAACAGGGCGTTCAGGCCGGGCTCAAGTTCTTTTACCAGTTGTGCGCGTGAAATAGCCATCTGTCATGCTCCTTACGATGCCACGCCAGCCACGCCGGAACTGCCATAGCTGTGGTGGTTGATTTTTACGACGAGCTGGGCATAAGCACCCATTTCGTTGCCAGGAACGTCGTACAAACCGACGATCTTAAGGGTTTTCCCTGCTGTGGTATCAGGTGCACCAGTGGTCGTCATTCCTGACTGGCCAGTTGTTGCACTGCCCGTACCGTAGTCAACGCCAACGTTCTCGCCAATGTCGGCTTGAACCGTGACGTTGCTGTCAGCCTGGATCAGGAACAGCTGGTTGGGGTCATCGATGATGTCAGCCTCAATATCTACGGTAAAGGCTGCATTGGCAATAAACTTGTTTGACCAAGTAGGCTTGCCGGTGACCGGATCAGTGTAATAACAGCCGTTAAACACGCCGACTGCGGCTTGGGTTGCTGTACCCAGGCGCTCAATGTAACCACCCACTAGACGTACCAGGTCGCCCTGATAAATGTTCGTGCCGTAGTTCTCCTTAATAAGATACCCATACTGCTTTTGCGCTCCCGTAGCAGAAAGATTGCCTAGAGGGCGCATACCAAAAGGTTTATTGGTATTGGCCATTTTGTAATCCTTAAAAAAGGTTATTCATCGCCCTTTGCAGGGCCTCCGAAAGATGTTTGTGACCGCCGTTGTGGGTTGTTAATGCGCATACTCGAATGAGCATTTGCCTTCATCAACTCATTATCGACAGCCTGAAGCTGATCACGTGTCCGAGATTTGTAATACGCACTGCGCTCTTCCACTGTCTCAACCGGGATTCTTGCAAGCAACAGACTTCCCACCCCGATCACGCCGGAGTGTCGGCCGTCGTCTACCGACGCAGATTGATAGTCAGCGTACTCATCCGCACGGACGAGTTCGTAACCCTCGCGAAGCTTGGCCGCGACATTACTGCGGTCATCAAAGCCATTTGCTTCTTTTCTAATCCATCGGTGCTTGAAGCCCGCGGGAGCCTCTGGAGCGTCCAATTTCGAAGGAGGGGCCCATGGTTTGCGACGCGCGGTGGCTTCACGAGAGACGGACTCACGTGGACCGCGATTTAATTTAGGTACACCTGATGTAACTTTGTCGTCCATGATCTACTCCTTAACGTATTTGGCGTATTCCTCAAGCGGAACACCAAGTTTTTTAGCGATCGCCACCTGACTCGGGGTCAGTTTGACGGTCCTGCGTGCAATGTTATTTACCCCGGATGACCGGGATGCAGGCGCAACCGTTTGCACGGGACGGCTGGCTCTGGAAGTCGTTTGCTGCACTGCTTGCTCCTCCTGAAAACGATGCGGGAAGGCGTCGCGAATGCGGCGATCCAATTCATCATAATACTCATCTGATGTTGGGTCAAATCTTTCTATGCTTATTAATTGAGCATGAATTCCTTGAGCGGCACTGGTCATCGCAACATCCCTGCCATACCAGTCATTTTTTTCCGCCCATTCCTCTGCTCTTGGATCAGGACGAGGGGCCTGTTGGGCATAAGCCTGTTGCTGCTGTTGCTGGCGTGCCACTAGCTCCTGTTGTTGTTTAGCCAGGGCAAGCTGTCTTTCCCGAACAGCTTCTTCATCCTTGACCCGGCGCTGCTCAAACAGGATTTCGGTCAACCGTTCCTGCGCTTCGGTCTCAGTATCAATGTCTCCCTCTTCACGGGCTTTCTTGATAATCTGTTTTAAGGCCACGGCTTGGGTCTCAATCCGGCTCTTCGCCTCGCCAATCCGTTCGCTGTCCGTGTGCTGGAAGCGCTTTTGTAGCTCCTGGGCCTGGACCTGGACCTGCCGGGCGTAATCCAAGGCTGCCTGCTCACGGCGCTCGGTCTCGCGCAGACGGGCGGTCAGCTTGTCAATACGCTTTTTGACAGTGTCAGTGTACTGGCCAAGCTCCTTGTCCAAAGTAGCTTTTGGTTTTTCCTCGGATGGCTGCTCAATCTGCTCTACCCGTGTTTCGGTAGGCTCTGCGTCGGCAACCTTCGCCTCCAGGCCATCTTCGCTTTCGGTCAGTTCGACCGTGGCGGGCTTTTCGTCTTCGCCTATCTTAAATTCTAGTTCCTGCTGACTCATGAAGCTCTCCTCTTACATGTGAAGGATGTCTTCCGGGTCGTTGATCACGCCCAGGATTTCATCGTCGTTCAAAATCCGAATCTCGCCCCCATCAATCTGGATTCGAGAGCCGGCATAGCGGCCAAAGATGATCCAATCCCCCTCCTGGCACCACGGGCCGTTAGGAAACTTGGATTCGTCCTTGTAAGCAAGATCGCCCATGCGCAAGACATACCCGCAGATCGTCCCCAGCTGGGTCTTTCTTTGGGTTTCCTCGGCAAGGACAATGCCTCCTTTGGTTTTTTCTGAGCCACGATAGGGCAGGATCGCTATCCGCCAGCCAGTTGGCTTGGGTATCCGGCCTAGCACCTCGCCATTTAGGCTTTCTGGGCGCAGTCTTCCGTCTTCGTCAAAGGCATCGTCCAGGCTCGGCTCTTTGGCCGCGGCCTCCTCTTGCCACTTGCGCTCCAACGCTGTCAAAGGTTTATCTATTGCTTCGTCTTCCATTTGGTTCTCCTCTGGGGTTAAAAATCAGACTTTTGATACCGTTTGACCAAGTCACGAACGGTCATCTCAATTATTTTTAAGCCTTCCAGACGACCCATCAGGAAGCGATACCGCTCCATGTCAGACACCGTGCCGTTTAGCACCAGCGCCTCAGAGTCCTGCTGCAGTTTTCTAATTTCTTTTAACACGGCTTCTGCAAATTCAAGCATGGGTTAATTCCATGAAAAGCAGGCGGATCAAGCCTCCGCCTGAAAGGCTCTTGAATCAATAAATCTTTGTCTTCTTAAAGGCGTCCTTGCGGTAGACCTCTTCAAACGGCCCCTGCACCGAACCACCTTTTTTCATTTTCCGTGACTTGCCGGCGGTAGACAGGGCAATTGCCACTGCCTGCTTGACAGCCTTGCCCTTGCTCTTTGGCTTACTAGTCCCAATCGAGCCGGTCTCTTTAAACTTGCGCACCATCTCCCCGATGTTTCCAGAGATGGTCTTTTGGCTTGAGCCTTTTTTAAGCGGCATTTTGATTTCTCCGTTGTTGTTCCAACATTACGTCCACTCGCTCGCGTGCCACGTCCGCACGCAGGTTCGCGATGTTTTCTTGTGATGCAATCCGAGCCTGATTGGCCTGGGAGTTAGCTGAAATCTTCTCCCGGTCGATCTGCTGTTGCTGTTGCTTTGCAGCAATGTCGGCCTGGTCCTTGGCAGCACGCTGCTGGAGCTCTTGCTCTTTTAGCTGTACCACCGGATCAGGCTGGCCTGCGCCCATGAGCTGGTTCTGCAGATCGCGAGCCTCTTGCATAAACTGCGCACATTTGATTGCGACCATGCCTTCCTTCTGGATGGCCGACACCATGCGGTCCGGATCCGTGCCATAGGCCTTGAACAGTTCCACTTCGACAGCTTCTTCTGCCTTCAGGCGTACATGGCTCAGAATATGCTTCTGCAGCTCCATCGCGGCCATCGGGTTGGCCTGGAGCATGGGGGACATCCCCATCATCAAGTGGTTGACGATGTGCGCGTCGTGCTGCTGGCCAGCAAAAGCCTTTAGTTGCATGCCATCCAGCACATCTGCGTTCTCGCTTGCCGGATCCTTGGGCATTTGGTTGGACTGCGGACGCAAGATGCCGTCGATGTCCCGCACGTTCATGGCCTGATAGACCCGGTAGTAAGCCTCATACAGATTGTGCATCTGCGGTGCGCTCTGCGCGAGTTGCAACTGCGTCTGAGCAAGGGTAATGCGCTGTGCCGCCGAGAAAATGTTGGGGTCGGCAACAGGCAAGACGGCAACGAGGTCATTAAAATCTTTTTTCTTAATCGAACGGTCTGCGCCAGGCACAGAGTACGGATATTCGTCAGGCAGGTACTCGGCAAAGCCCTTTGCCAGCAACTCAAACTCAAGCTTTTGCGCATAATGCAGGCGTTTGTGGATGGCCGACATCACCATCGAGCCCCGCTCAAGCAATGCCAGCGTTGTTCCTACTGCCGCCATCTGATTTGCATCGCCAACCTGCATGTCCGCAATGCTGGCAAGCCGTTTTCCTGCGTCTACCGTAAATCCAAGCAGCTGAAAGAGTGTCTGCGACGGCTCTTTGTACGGCAGCGGCATGAGTGAGGACGAAAGTTCAGCGCCACCTGCGTCCATGTCGCGCCATTCGCCCGGCTGGATCGGATTATCGTCGTCCGAGATCCGTGCGCCTTTGGCCTTAAAGCCTGCCGGCAGGTTTGAAAGCGTTCCTGCGTCCAAAAGCTGACGCATTGCCATCGTCGCCGTCTTTGAGAGGCTACCGATTAAGTGAACAAAGCCCAAGCCATACGCACCAAGGCCCTCGACCAGCACGTAATGCACAAAATACTGGCGTCGGCAGCACTTATTGTCGCCTTCGATCCAATTTCTGCGGATTGCCAACACTTTTCCGCTGGTCTCATCAATCGTTACGACGTACGGAAGCTTAATTCCGGTCGGTTCGCCGTCTTCTCCAATGTCCTCAAAGCCCGGAATGTCCAGATCTACGTGAAATTCCAACAAAAAGATCTCTTCCGGCGCTCCGGTCTCCACTACACCGGTCTGTTTGTCCACGGAATACGTGATTTGGCTGGCATCTGCAGGCGATTCTGCCGGCTGAACGTCCAGATCCAAGTACTCCCCGGCCACAACACGCTTGCGGAAGTCGTTTGTGTTCATGGCAATGCGGTGCGTGATCCGTGGGCACTCGCTCATGACGCTTGAACCCCAGTACGGGATGAACACATCGTCTGCCAGACACAGTTTTGACACCATCCGGCCTACCTGGGCGTCGTAGTAGACCTTCTTAAAGGTCGATCCGCCATAGCCGGTGTAGAAAAGCAGCTGATCAAACTCCGGTGTGTACTCCTTCATCACCGTCGTGATCTGGTAATTCATGAAATCCTGTACGCGAGCAGCCTGTTGGGCCTTCTCCAGCGTCTCTTTTCCAACAATTTGCGACCGTACGGGTCCCCCAGCGGGCATCAATTCTTTCAGGGCTTGCGCCTGGAACTGGATAATGGCTTCGGTCAACATCGGGTGCACCGATCCTGCTGCACCGCGGAAGGGTTTTGTGCGCTCTTCGATCTTCAAGCCCAACAGCTCAAGGCCCTTGGCGTACATCATCTCCCAGTCTTGACGGCTGGACTTGTCTGCCTCGAACAAAGCCTGGAGTTCCAGGGCAATGCTTTGGCGCTCGTCCATCTCAATAACCTCGGCCAGGTTGTCATAAAAGCCAACCTCGTCTGCCTCGTCCTCGCCAATCTCAACAACAGCACTGCCATCCTCTTCCAAGACGACCTCGATCTCCGGCATCTCCTGAGCGTCGATCTCTATCTTGAGTTCGCCCTCTGAGGGCATCTCGTTTAGTGCTTTGTCAATGGGCATGATGTGCGCCTTTATACATTAAAAAATGCTCCTTGCGCCAAAACCAGCCCTATCCGACCAGTCTATCCTGACCGCTTCTTCTAGTTCTTCGCCGGTTCTGGTTTTTATATAGCGCTCGGGCTGGATCTTTTCGATGGGCAAATCTTTCAAAAATTGTACGATGATTTCCTGGTCTGCTGGATCAGGAAGCCCGTTGAAGTTGCCTTTGATCTGTTTTACAAAGAGTGTTCCATCGTCGTTTTTACGTGCCTCGATAGTAACTCGTGGCATGTTATCTGGTCCGCGCAATGAGAATACCTGCGCCCGTCCAGACTCCAGGGCCTCCCGTCCACCTTCTCCGTAGCTGCCTTTTTTGGCATAGCCACCGACAGAATGATGCATTGCCGCGCCTTCTAATTGCACGGCCTGGGGAGTGAGTAGTTTTACCCACTTGTCTTGGCCCATGGGCCTAAAGGTTTCCGTTCCAATGTCAAACATCTCCTTAGGCACAGTCTTATTGCCTTCGACCTTCTTAATTACCTCATCCCAGTCGCGCTGCAGCCTCGTGTTTTTTGTGCCTTGGATCACGGCCTCTGCAAAACTCATATTGCTTAGTTTGTCCGGGTTTAGTGTAGCAAGACTCTTGGCAAGGTTTTTAGGGTCTAAAAAGTCTAAAGAAGGAGAAGCGGGTATGTCATAGAATACTTCTCCCTCACGAGCGGCCCTAATTAAAGTCTCATCCGCCTCAGGGAGTTCTTCGCCCAATAGTCTTCGTGCAAGGTTTTTTTGGTACTCGGGCGAGTAGTTCTTAAGCATTGACTTCATATCTACACGTGATACAAAAGGATCAATGATCAACTCTGGATTAACTCCCTCTTTTGCAATCTTGTCCAACATATCTTGGGTTGCTTTATCCCTAATCTTGGCGCTCAATTCATATTGATCTTCACCGGGAACTGCAACATAGCTACCAAGTCCAGACTTGGTGTCGTACATCCTCTCAAAATCTTCTAACGCCCTGGGGTTGCCTTCACGAGCAGCTTGCAGCATATAGTCTCTGAAGTTTTTCGAATCAGTCCCAAACGCGGGTAATCGTCCCTCCAACAAGGCGTCCCGTAGTGGGTCGCTTCCTGTTCCGTAAGTCGTGGTCAAATACTTACGGCCCTTGTCTTTAATAAACTGATTTAAGGTCTTAATCTGTCCAACGGTCAGATCCTGTGCCTCTCGTCCGACCTGCTCTTCCACACGTTGCAAGAAGTTATCTATCCCGGAGCCGGTTTCTGCTTTTGGGAATACTCCGCCTTTGGGTTTAATTACGCCTAAAGGTGGTCCGACCATTGCACCAGATGCGGCCGCCTTTGCAGGAAGTCCAATGGGTGCATATCCAATGGTCTCCGCGACGTAGCCCTTATCTCGGGTAGTAATTGGAATATTGCCGCCAGTTCCAGACGGAGGCATTCTAAACAGTGGATCGCCATAGCTCCACTTCTCCACAGTCTGAGAAGTAGGCAGGATTAGGTCCAATAAAGCGGCGGTAGGACTATTTAAGTCCTTGGTCGCTTCTTCCCGGGCCTTTAGGGCCTTGGCAATAAACCCAACCAAAGCGTTTTGTGGGGTGGCTTTTAGTTCTGGTTGTGATACTTCCCCGTCAGAAGTGCTGCCATCTTTACGATAGACAACCTCGCCGCCTTTTGATAGAGGTTCGTAAAGAATATCCGCCGCAAAAGGTTTAAGCGGTCTTTTTCCTTCACGTATTTCTGTTTCAGCTTGTTTTTTAATTGAGTCCTCCAAATCTAAAGCCTTAGAAAAAAGTTCTGGAGTCAATCTCGGCTTAAAGGTTTCAGGATTCGTTACTAACTCTGTGTCTGTTGTTCCAAACACCTTATCTAATTCAAACTCAGAGTAATTTGGAAAAAACTGTTTTAAATCAGCGGCCGATGTCCGGCCTTGGCGGTATTCTTCAATTGTGTTTTGTAACTTTTCATTTAGAAAATCAATTAAATCAACAACGTTTTGTGTTGATTTTGATTGTTTTTCCGTTTCCTCGCCTTCTGCTGGACTGCCATCTTTACGGTGGACAACCTCGCCACCTTTAGCAAAACGTTGGCGATACTGCAGCATGGCCTGATAGGCGTCCTTGCCAGGCAGGGGGACATATGATCCTTGGGCCGCGAGTTCTGAGTCCTTATCCAACTGCTTACGGTATGCGCCAGTTATCACCGGCGTACGAGTTTGCGGATCATACGTATAAGCCAGTTCATAACCGCCCTCCGGCCCCATACGGCCAGTACGCGCGCCATAACTCTGAACAGGCTCTTGAGCAAAAGGGTTAACATTTACAAAGGGAGTGACAAAAGGATTTTCGATAGATAGCTGCGCTTGAGGGCCCGTGGGAAACGGAACAGCGGCCACGGACAAGGGACCGGCAGTGGTCCTCATGTTGCTCAAGGCCTGCGCATAACGCTCCTGGAACATCCGACGACGATCTTCTTCCGACAGATCGAGGCCTGGCTCCGACAAAGACGGCTGCTCCATCAAAGCGCCCTATAGAAAAAAGTTACTAGATTTTAGCCTTCAATAGTATTCTGGCACAAGACCTTCGCCAGAAGATGGCTCATCTTCGTAGTCTGTATCCAAACGAACAAAATTTCCAGACCTAAATCGCATAAGGGCCTGTGTGGTCGAGTCTACCAAGTCGTCGTTGTCCCCGTTTGGAAACGCCGCACACTCCTCGATTAACTCCATTGCCCAGTCGGTGTCCGGGGCCCAGACCATGCCGGCCTCCAATATCGGGGCAACAGAGTTGGCTCTCGCGACCTTGTCCTGCCCGGCCCGTCTTCCACCCGGCGAGTACAAAGTTACAGGAATTCCCACGCGCCGAAGCTCCTGCTGCAGCGTGATTCCGGTGGCCTTTGCCTCGATCAGCACGTTGTCCGGCTTCCAATAGTCGTGCTCTTCCTTGGCAATACGCTTTAGTTCCGGGAAGTCCCACCTCCCCTTTCTCACCGCAAGTAAGATGATGCTTGGGCCACCGTCCTCGTGCGGATGGAACACGCCCCAGGTCGTAATGACCGAGAAGTCAGCCGTCTCCTTTTTGGAGTAGGCCGTGTCGTAGGACTGGATAATGTAGTCAACCGGTGGCGTGTGGTCATGCTCCCAGATCTGCCACCACTCGCGCTTGAGAATCGCGCCCTCGTCGTTGGTCGGCTGCTGCTGGTACATCGCGTTCCACTTCTGAGGTGATAACGATGCCTTGACCCCGAGCAACTCTTCAAGGTTCCAAAAGGATGGCCATAGGGGATTACCACTAGGCAGGATTGCCGGGAATTCAATAACTTCCCACCTGTCCGCCTTGTGTGACACTTGGGCCTTGATCAGTCGTGCAGTCAAGTCTTTTGTTCCCCAACGGGTCATGACCACGACCACCGCGCCGCCTGGCTGCAGCCGTGAGCGGGGGCCAGAGCTGTACCACTCCCAGGCATTTTCCAAGGCCAGATCTGATAATGCGTCTTGTTCAGAGTGTGGGTCGTCAATGATCAAGAGGTCCGCGCCGCGTCCAGTCATCGCACCGCCTACACCGACAGCATAGTATTCCCCGCCGTCGCTAGTGTCCCACCGGCCGGCAGCCTTGGAGTCCGCCTTCAAGAATACCTGCGGGAATAGCTCGCGGTAGCTTTCAGCAGACATCAAGTCCCTGACCTTTCGGCCAAAGCGCACGGCAAGCTCGCCGGTGTGAGTCGCTTGAATGATCTTGGTCCGCGGCTTACGGCCCATCATGTAGGCGGGCAGGAGATAGGATGCAAACTCAGACTTCGTGTGCCGTGGGGGCATGTTGATGATCAGGCGTTTGAGTGTCCCCTTTGCAATCCGATCAAAGGCCTCGGCCATCTTTTCATGGTGCGAGGACAGGATGGCTGTTGGCCAAACGTACCTAACGAAATCAATAAAGTTGTCTTGTGCACGCTCCTGGGCTTCCAGGAGATGTAGGCGAAGCTCAAGTTTTAGGCGTTCTGCTTCAACATCAACAGACGCGGCGGGCTGGTTCATTCAGGTCCGTTCGAAAAAATTTTTGCAAAAATTTTTTGCCAAGTGGCTTTTTAAAACAAAGGGGGCCCTTTTGGCAAGCGGTTTCACGGGAAACATTAGCTGATTCAATTTTGGGCCCTATTGTTTGTGTGAAATCGGGCAAAAGCCCTCGCCAGCCAAGCCACGGGCCGATTTTAGCGGCCCGGGGTTAGTGAGCGCTCACTGTCGCTAAAACGCCCGCTGGGTCTCTACCCCCCATGCGCGGTCCATGGGCCACGGGCCACGGGCCAGGCGCCCAGGGCAAATCCACCAGGGCGCGCGGATCACGGGCCACCAGCTGCGGGCCCTTGTTTGTAATCCCGGCCACCAGCTGCAGGCGATTACAAACACCAGGCAAACACCAGGGCGCGCAGCTCATTCGCAAATTAAGGTCCACGGCCCACGGCCTGGCGCGGGTTTGCGGGCGCAAGCTGCGCAGCTGAGCGGGTTTCACGGCCCACGGCCCAGGGCCGCAGCTCACGGCAGCTCACGACTCACCAGGGCGCGGGGGTTTGCGATATCGATCAAAGGGCCACGGGGCGCGGCCCACGGGCCCGGTTTGTATTACCCCCATGGTCGGCCAGGGCCTGGCGGGATAATGACCAGGGCGCCCAGGACGGGCCAGGGCTGGCGCTTACGATACGGCGCGCCCGGGAATAGGGAATAAAAAAGGGCGCCAGCTGGCGCCCTTTTAATGAGCTGCGGGGGACCTAAGCGGCCAGCTCTACCGGTTCAGCTGCCGGCGCCCAGGCATCAGGACCGGCCGTTAGCAGCTCCACGGCGCGAGACTTTAGAGCGGCCCCGCTGCCGAACCAGGCGGACTCCACGCGGGTATTTTTTGAGCGGCCGCGCTCATGGTCTACCAGCTCCGTCACAGCATTAAGCATCGCCCAGCGCGTGCCTGCGACGCCCGGGATATCCGCCCCGATAGCGCCACCGTTAAAAAGCTGGAGAATGCGGCCGAATGCGCGGGATTCTTTAATGTCACGCGCGGCCCGGTCCCAGGGTTTCAGCAGCGCCACCAGGAAATCATCAGCTTCAGCTGCGCTCATGCCCTGGCCCGCCAGCTGGCGAGAATTAATTAAAAACTTTTCCCAGGCATTCGCAGCGATCCCCAGCTGCAGGCGTACAGCGTCGGCCTTGAAATTCTCCGAATGCAGCACGCGAACGGCCGATTTCAGATAACCGAGGGATGTCTCGGCCTCGCCCTTAATTGGCGCGCCGTTAGCATATCCGCCGACTGCGGCCGTGATCGTGTTATTGCAAACAACCCGGACGGCCGTGAATTTCGCTACGGTGGCCATTGTCCCATCGTAACTAGTGGCCAGCAGGAAATACGGTTTCACGATATCCCGCGAAACCACGGGCGCAGCATCGCCCACGCTGGCCAGGGCCCAAACCCTTTTTCCGTCCGATAACGCGCCGGCCGTCTCCAGCTGGAACCCGCCGATTTTCACCAGCTCGCGAAAAAAATCCATCACTTCGCCCGGCTGGACTACCCGGTAGCCGTCCGAGACCACGGCCAGGGGAGCGCCCGTGTCCGAGCGGTGCAGGACTTTCCGATTCGGCCAGGATTGCAGCTCGGTGGCTGCGGGGGAGTTGTAAAGCACGGGGGATTCCAGGACCGTGTACCCCAGGCCCGCTTGCTGCGTCCAGGTTTCAATACTGGCGCCTGGTGTTAAGGCCTGGCCTAAACCGTGCCAGGGTGTAGCGCCGATGTACGCGATAGCGTCCCGGCCGGTGGTGTTGTCAATCATATGAGCCATTTTTAAATATCCTGTATGAGCGCGGGGAAATTCCCGCCTGCGAATAATAAACCGGTTTTGTTTTGGCGCGCAAGCTGCGCAGCTGCGCAAGCTGGCGCCGTTCGATCCAGCGCAGGATTAAGAGAATCACGGCGCCACCTCCAGCGGGTGAACCGAAGAAACAAGGGTATTTTCCGGGTCCCTTGTTTTCCTGGCGTCATAGGCGGCCCATATAGCGCGCCAGGCGGGAGAGCCCCGCCGGTCCTGCTGGCGCAGGGCGCCGCGCATTGTGCGGTAGCCCTTAGGATTTCCCACAATACCCCCATTGCAATCGAAAATAAAAAAGGGACCCATTACGCGGCCCTCCCGATATCGCCTGCGACATGGTGGCGGAGCATTGAACCAGGCGGCAAGCTGCGCGCAAAGTCTCGCAGCGCCTGGGCATCGTCCGCGCGGCCAGCTTTCCGGGTGCCGTGCCACTGTATAGCCGTCGGCCCATTCGCGGCATAGCAGCCACCAGGGAGCGCCGTTCCCACGCGCTTAGCACTCGGCCCATGGGCAACAAACACCACAACAAAATCGCGGTCCGCACGGGCGCACAAGGGGCGCCCGCCCCCGCACTGCGCGCATGTGAAATTCTCGGCCAGCTCGGCCGGGCATTGGATAAAACGGCGGCCGCGGTATTCCACGCCCCCGGCCCATTCAGTACCGGCCGGGGCGGCCACCACGGCCGGGCGGCCCGCGTCCATCGCGAGCACGGCATCGAGCATATTGTCGCAGCTCGCATTGATCACGGTTTCACCAGGGCCAGCAATCGGCAGCAGCTCGGCCGGGAAATGCGAATAGGTCCAGGCCTGGCCATTACGCGGGACGGCGGCCAGCAGCGCGGCCAAATAATCGGCGTCAATTAATTCCGCGCCGTTTTCCCCGTCCGGGTGCAGGGCGCAGCTCTTCGGGCATGTCGCATATGTCTGATGTTCGCCCGCGCGATAAGTCACGGCGATAGGGCCGGTTTTACGATTGGCCGAAACGGCCACGGTTTTAAGCATTTTGTTTTCTCCTGTATGTAACCGAGCGGCGCCCGGTGTTTGTGAATATTAAAACAAACATGGCCGCGCATGCAAACAAAAAAAAACGGGCCCCGTGCTGGCGGCCCGCCCATACAGAGACCGGGTTTTTAATTTTTGCGAATGCTCGGGAAATCCTTCACGCTGGGAAACATGCGATCCATTGCGTCCAGGGCGTCCAGTTCGCGGGCCTCTTCGGCCAGCGCGTTTTTTTCGTTTTCGATCTTTTCCAACTCGTTGCAAATTGTATTGACTACAACTTGCACGGCCACCATTACATGCGGGGCGCCATCTGTTGATTTTGCAACGGCCAGCGCGTAATCGTAGGCTTCCTGGATTGTCGGCCGATCAGCAAAAAAGCCATTGCGCAGGCCTTGAATTAATTCAGCGTGTGTCATTTCTGTTTTCTCCTGTATGTGTCCTGGCGAATTGCCAGGGTTTGAACTGTAGGCCCTTTTTAAAAATTGATCAAGCCCTTCAAAAAAGTACGCGAAAAAACAATATCGCCCTGGAATTCTGACGGCACCAGCCAGTCGCAACCGTCCGCTGCGTCTTCCACCTTATCCGGGTCCATGTACCGCTTTTCGCAAATATTGTGGACCAGCGCGATTTGATTCACATGAATATGTGGATTGCTGCCGACTGAAAAGGTTCCAAACTCCATTTCACCAAACCAAACTTCTACCCGTTTTTCAGACATTTTTGATCTCCTCGCACTTGCAACCAAACCCGTCTATGGCAGGGCAGCCTTCTTTATGGTCTCGGATTTCGACAGGCAAATCTACTTCATCACCTAACTCACTAAATACATAGCACCTCATGGCGGCGACAAGGGGAGTCGAATCTTCGACTGCCGGAAATTCCTTCCAATAATCTTGGGCTATCCATGTCTCTCCACAATCTATGGCATCAAGCGTAATTCTCTCCCGCTCAATGATCGGCCCACCTTGTGACCAATTGGATGAGGGTTTGAAGTCCACGCAGTCATCCTCGGTAATCCAAAAACTGCCATTCGGCCCCTCTGCATACCCCTCAATGTATGCCACCGCCCAATCCAGCTGCGCACCGCTTAGTTCTGAAACTTTCATGTTTTTCTCCTGTATGAATGCCGGCAATCTGCCGACAACAAAACAATAAACTTTTGTTTCCTCGATGTCAACGGCCCCCGCCTGTGATCTTCGCCCAAAGCATCATCAGCAACAGGCGAAACACCATGGGCTTTACTTCCTGCATCTTGTCCCGCTTGAGCTTCGCCAGCTCTCGGCGCTTTTCAATGCGTTCGCGCAGCTTTTCATATTCCCTTTCTTGCATGCATCCCCCAATAGAAAAGGGAGGGCCGCAGCCCTCCCGGTCATTACTCCGCCAGTTTATCCAAATTGAACCATTCCCCATTGTCATTCAGCCAAACAAATGCCCCCGATTCCGGGCAAACAATGTGGATGTATTTTCTCTTGAACTCATCATTCGGCCACCAAGCAAATACATCGTGCTTAACGCCAAGCTTGCGCATTACCTTGTTCGCAAGCTCTGCCCGCTGCTTTCCTACTTCATCACCTTCTTCGCGCGTAGGGCGGACGAGTTCGATCCAGATCTTGTTCATGACTTTCTCCTGTATGGTTAAAGAACGATGTCGAATTTTAACTCGACAACATCATCATAGCACAACTCGATCTGTTTGTCAAATCAGCCATCCAGTCGATCTCTCAACTCGTGCCAGTTTACATCATCAAACGCCCACTGCTGCAGCGGGACTGTTTCAATCCCGCGTGCAAATAAATCTGCGGCTTGCGCAGCCGTGTAAAGCAATAGTTTAGGTTTTGCTTTTAGTTTTGCAGGCGGGTGATATTGCACAAGGATAAAGCTTGGGCATCCCATGTCCGCATGCTTAAGATGAAACGATATCTGATGAGGGCTAAGTTTTACCTTCTTCCCCGTCTTCACTACCTTCAGCTCCACCATCACAAACTTCCCCTTCAGCGCTATCAGGCAGTCCGGGATCCCCAGGTTCACCCTGCTTTCGATCCTCGTTATATGGCACGCTGGTAGATTGTCTTTTACTTTCTTGTAAAGCAATCCTTCGGGCTTGCTCGGCACGGCGCATTTCCTCCCGCATTGTCAGCTGCTTAACTTCCTCGTGGGACTGCTCTTTCTTTACGGACTCAAGAATTTCTTCCTCGTCCATGTCAATAATATCTTTTGGAGGAGGCCCGCCGTAGAGCTTTTTGATCTCTTCCAATTTACGCTGCACTTCTTCCTTGCTCATGGAATCAATCGTGCCAACCCGGATTTCCTTCCGGTCTACATAAATCGTGCCCAGGGCCTGCCCCCTTCGAAACTCTGCCTGGACAGCGGCACCAAACGCACCGGCCTGCAAAGCGGCATCCCGAATGGCCAACAAATCTCGCATGTGGCGCTCGTAGGTCGTATTGTACTTGGCATTCAGTTCTGCCCGGTATTCCTGGATCGCGGCGACGATATGGGGACATATTTCCGGGTCAGTAAGCTTCGAGGCAGTGTTGCTTGCCGACTTTGGGCTAAAGCCTGCCCGGATGGCCGCTTCCTTCATGGTTACAGAGCCATCCCCTGCCACCAGCTCTTTAACAAAGGTCCATTCCCGCTCGTTGAGCTTCTTCTGCTTACGCAGAGGCGCCACTGGGGTCGATAGCCGCTTCTGCAGCTTGTCTCCCAAGACAGGAGGGGTGTTGAATAGGTCGCGGCGCTTGCTCATGACACCCTCCGGCAAATCCACTCCCCATCCTCTCGTTGGCGCACAGTAAACTTCCTGGTGGGCGTCCGTCTGTAAAAACTTTGCAGGGCGCTCCTTACAAGAATCGACTCCCCAATCGTGTACACCCGGAAATAGTCTCCAATCAACATCCCCTTAAACGGATACCTGGTTCGGCCTCCAACTGTCTTTCTCAGGGCATGCTCCCGGGCCACGATAAATGAATCAGGGTTCTTTACCTCCTGATCACGCAACATTTTCTTCTCCTCGTTAGTATGAAAGTAAGAGTATGCCACTTAAGTTTACAAGGCACAACTCCTTCCCAAACTCAATTTTTCGTTTTACTAAGATAAACTTCCTGTAAAAAAACAATTTTCATTTTCAAAAGGCCTTGCGCGCGCACCCCGTAAAATCCTTACACTACACACTACCATACTTTTTTTTCAACCTTCGTAACCCATTGATCTTAAAAGGTTCTTGCACCAAACATCAACTACACACATACTGTCTACGCAAAATTTGAATTTCATTTTTTTACAAAAAGTTTACCTTAGTAAATGTTCAGTGTAATGGCACTAATATACTTCCATTACACCTGTTTTTTGTCTGTCCCTGATCCGTGGTCCTCGCCCCCTTCTCCATCCTACGCGCCCTCCCCCGCCTTTTCCCCTCCTCCTCACCCCCTCCCCACGGCCCACGGCCCCCCTTTTTTCTCCCCATTTAGACCCCTCACTCTACTCAACTATTTTCAAAGTTATCCACAGCCATTTAGTCCCATTCAGCTCCTTTTTTGCTCACCCGATTGAGTACTTTCACTCACCCCTGATCCCCATCTGAGGTAACCTTATCCTCCCCGGCGGTAACAAACGCATCCCCTGCAACGTGCGGATTCGGTTGTTGTACACACCCGCCGGGGCCTGTACACTTCCAACATCTCTACCCTGTGAGTTCTAAAATGGCTTACACAGACCAGGAAGTACGGCAATATCTAACCAATAACCTACCTAATGCCTCAGACCGGCAAATCGCTGCCGAGATGGTTCGTTTTGGCGTTGGCTCAGACCAAATAGCCCGCGTCATGAACCAGACCCCACAGGCCGTTCAAGAACGCTTCGAGGCCGCTCAAGCCCCTCTTGCAAACACTTCCTTATCCGATAATGACGTTCGCCAGTACCTACTTGATAGGCCCGGCTATACCGATGCCCAGGTCGCATCGGACATGATTCGATTTGGTGTAAGCCCCGCCCAAGTATCTCGGGCCACTGGACTTCCTCTCACGGACGTGCAGGCACGGTTTCAGGCCGTTTTGGATCCGCTACGAGCAACGGCCCGCGGCGCGACAACAACGTACACAAATACCGGGGGTGGCACCACTACAAATGGTGGCACCACAACCACCACTGGCGGTGGTACGGACAACCGTACGGTAGTTCAAACAACCCCAATCACCCCGCAGACAACTGCAGCAATGCCTACTCGCTACATCCAGCCTTCTCCCCTGACCGTTGCCGGAGCCCTGACTCCTCAGTACACGGAAGTGCCGGCTGGAATTTACAGCCTGGGGGTCCCTTTGTTAAATGTTAGAAACCTGATCAACCTAGCCAGGGTCCCAAGCTACGTGGCTGCTCCGAGGTCCACGGAAAGTATGACGTTTAACCCGATCACTACAGTAGGCGATCAAGTTATCTAAGCAGTAAAAACCCCTAGCGGTTCGAGTCCCGATCTTTCTGGCGCCACAAATCTCAGCCGTGCAAAAATAACCCTCGGTTCGATTCCGGGGGGAAGCGTCGTGCCGTACAAAGACAAGGCCGAAAAAAAGGCCAAGGACAGCCTGTACAAGAAGGCCTACTACCAGCGTAACAAGGACGCCGTGCAGGCCCGTGTAGCGCGAAACAAGAAGCTCGCGCGGGAGAAATGGATCGAGTTCAAGGCCATCCAAAACTGCCACTACTGCGGCGCAAGCCACCCTGCCATCATCGACTTCCACCACGTTGTGCGAGATGGCACCCAGCAGTCCGTAAACCGCCTGGCGGCAGACAACAAGTGGGGGGCCATCTACCGAGAGGTCAAAAAGTGCATCCCTTTGTGCTCCAATTGCCACAGGGTCCTGCACTGGAACGAGAGCCGTGGTCGGATGATCACTAAGAACATGGAATTAAGCACGATCAACCGCACTGTGGAGAGTACGAATGACGACGATAGCGGCCCGCTTTAGCACCCTGGAAATCGCGGCCGACAGTCAAGTCTCGGGCGACGACGTCAAGTACTACATCGAAAAGCTAAGGCGCGGCAAGGACTGCATCTTCGGAGGCGCGGGGGACCTGGACAAGCTTTTGAAGTTTTACGACTCTGTGCAAAAGAACGGGGAGTTTGACGAGCCGATCGAGGTGGATATCCTGGAGCTGCGCCATGACGGGATCTACGTCTACGAAAGTACCATCCACCCGGTCAAGATCCGTGGAGACTTCTTCTCGGTGGGGACTGGCTCAGCCTACGCGCTTGCTGCAATGCACCTTGGCAAAAGCCCAAAGGAGGCAATCGAGATAGCGTCAATCTTTGACCCCGTGACGGGCGGCCCGATCGACGCCATGACCCTTGAGCCGTTGTCCGTGGCCCGTAAGCCACGGACTAAGAAATAACTACTTCTTTTCTTTCATCATGGCCCGGTTGGCGCGGAAAAGCTCGCCGGACAACTCGCCACACGTCTCGCTCGTGCCCCTTAAAAGCCTCTCCGCCAGGCACAAAAGGGTCGTGGTACGCGAAGAGCTGCTGTCAAAGCAGTCATCTGCGGCAACGGCCAAAAGCTCCTCGATCTCGGCCAAGCGGTTACAGATATCGTCCAAGTCGTTAGCGATAGTGTGAATGGACCGGGGGTCCGGGAAACCCTTATCTAGGTCCAACAAAATCTCATGCAGGGACTTGTCGGCCTTCTTAGCGGGCTTTTTGGTGGCCTTCTTGGCCGGCACTGATTTAGTAGCTTTCATGAGAGCACCTCAAAGTGTGTAATGTTATAACGTCCGTAAGTCGGGCGAAAATCGCCAACCCCAACCAGGCGCCCGGCAGTGTTCAGTACGTCTTGAAAAAGGAAGGGGTCGATATACTCAGGGGTGAGTATCTGAAATTGTAGATCCACCTTCCATCCGATGCGCATGGCAGGTCGTGTTCGGTTGACCCCGGCTCGCTGTACTGTGACCCGACGAGTGTCAAGGTAGTCCCACTCATCGCAACCAAGTGGCGCAAGCTGAGTAAGCGAAACGATCCCGGCTTTAAACAGATCCATCGCGGATTTACGCGGTGAGCGGGGGTCTTGCTTAAACTTTGCAGCATGGATGAGGGACTGGCGGAAGTATTCGCCTGGAATACAAAGCTCACCTTTCTCGTTCCTCCATATGTAGGACTCAATATCATCCTCCTTTTTCGCCTTGGAGTTCTTGGCCGCTTTGGACTTTGCCTCCACGGACTCGCAGTTCCATCTGTGAAAAAGAAGATCCGCTGCCCCCGTAGCGCGTAGCGCCACAGCATACGGAAACCCCTGTTCAATGGCGGTCTTGCCACCATTGGTTACAGCACTTACAACCTTCAAATTGGACTTAGCCATTATTACTTTCTCCGTTATTAAAATCCCCCGAGGGGGAACCACACCATGCCATATCACACCATGCCGGACCGTACCTCATCACGCCTGACCCCGGCTAGCCATGCCTGACCGTACTCTTAAAACTTTTCCTAAGGGGCCTGTCACGCCCGATAAGAAAACCATACCATGCCCTACCTAACCTAAGCATGCCAAACCTCACCATGCCCTACCGCACCTTACCTGACCATGCCTTATCTTGGCATGCCATGCCTCACCGCATACAACACTTTACTTGTAACCTAGCGCAATCATGGTAAGGCCCACGTTGCCTACTAGGTACCCAAAATACGTGACCGCCATCCAGGGCTGGTCATGACGAAAAAACAACACAGCAATCATCGCGTACTGCAGTGCAATAAAAGCAATCAGCCACGCCGGAACGGTCATTGCGCCAAGACCCCGCCGGCGGAGTTAAAGGCACCAACAGCCACGCTAAGCAGCACCGGGGAGACCTGCTCGCCAAAGGTGATGGTCTCGATCTGGTCTGCATCCTCTGGGGCCACCGGGGCGCCAAGAAAGACCAAGACCTTGCCGTTTTCCAGGGTGATGTAGATCACCTGGATTTTTTGGCCAGGGTCTTTGCCCAAAAGCGTCTGAATGGCCTCGGCGTAGTTCATTACAGCGTCTTGCCCTGAGTCTGTCTAATGACGTCGGCAAGCGTCTTGGGCGAGCGCATATCAAACAGGATCGAGCGCTCAAGCTCATCAATACGGGCCAGTAAAAGCGTCATCACGCCACGCCAACCTTCGTCATTAACATCAATGCCTTGGGTCCAGGCCTGGGCCAGGGTCCTTGCTTCTTGATAGTTCATCTTTGATCCTCTTGTTCTCTCTAAGCAAAAGGCGACAGCTCTCTGTCAGCTCTAGGATATCCTTATTTTGCCTGGAAATGTGATCAAGCAATCCACGCACCATGTACAAAAGAGGCGCCTGCTGCTGGTTCATGGTGCTCCGCATGTTCTCGGACCAGGCCTCGGCCATGGCAATCGCTTTGTTCTGACTCATTTGACGGGCTTCTCCTGTATATCCTCTGGCGGCTTTGAGTCGCTAGGGCAACTCTCTTCGTACTTCTTTGGCTCTGGATCTTCTACCCCAAAAATACGATCAAAGTTTTTCCAGAACACATCGTCTGTCACGGCCTGCGGCCGGCGCTTTGAACCCTTGCCACCATCACCCATGTTTATCATTGCTTTACCCTATAAAAGCGAGTCGTACCTTGCTTATCCATTTCTGCAAGGCCCTTAAACACAAAGTAATCCAGTGCGCGGCGGGCATGCGTCTCACTTATAAGTAAGACTTTCATGGTCTGCTTAATCGTCACTGGTCTTTTCTTCTCAACTAGGTATTCCCAAACTTTCTGATCTTTCGGGTCGATACTAACGGGCACTGCGAAGCTCCTTATTCCAGTATTTTTTATTCTGCTCACCCACCCACAGTCCTGCGCAGGTTAGCTCCAGCTCCTCGCTCGGCGGGTTGGTCTTTAGCGCCATGCCACGGCCTTCCCTAAACCCTGCTTTGTATTGCCGCTCGAAGGCGTTATTAATGAGTAGATATCCTATTCCGATTAGGATGCTTACCAATAAAATCTTCAAGTGTTCTCCTCAAGAAAAAATAATAAACGCTATGACGGCTCCAATTAAAAACCATTCCAGCGGAGTCATGTGTTCTTATCCTTTATTGTTGGGCGTGTTGCTTTTGCAATTGCGGTGCGCGCTGCTTCAACTGCTGCCACTGTCTGGTCATCACGTTCTTCGTCATAAACACACGCCAACATACCCCGCAACGCGCTTAACAAATCCGGGGCGGCGGCAATCAACCTTGCATTTGCCCTTTGTTCTTCCGGCGGGATTGTGGCACGAACTGGAATGTTAGCAATTACCGCAGAGTGAACCCCACGCTTACGCGCGCTGATGCTAAACGGGTGTGTTTTCCAATTAAAGTTTTCGTTGTAAACCCACTTTTCTTTTGTATGTAATGTGTTCATGTGTTCTTCTCCTTTAGTTTGGCTTCGATGTTGATAGCCGATTGAACTGCCGATGAACTCCAACAATCAGCCCTTTCCTCATCCGTCAGCCCAACCCATTCTGGCTGCGCTAGTGCTTGGCGTAGTGCTATTTCTGCCAACGCCGCTTTTTCGGGATCAACTGTTGAGTATCTTCCACACATGTTTAAAATATTTTTAAACCGAAGAGCCTCAATCGCCATCTCTGCTGCTTTGCGTAGGTCCCTCATTGTTTCCTCTGGAAGTGTTCTATGGGATACACCATGCGCTCACGTGTTTTTAGGTAAAGCACATGCACCATGCCATCTACGATCGTCCAACAAGCCTGTTGGTGAGGACTTGCCGGGCTCCATGTATAGGCCTCTCTAAGCCCTTCGACTGTCTCGCCTCCTATCAGGCACGGCCGGGCGGTTAGGGTAATCTCGCCCCCGCTTTTGTTGGGCATCACGAATACCTGTGTCCGAGCAGGCGTGGCGCACCCAATAAGTGCGAATGCAACTGTGGTAAGTAGGACCCGTTTCATATTTTCCTCTGGCATGAAAAGGCTTGTGAATCGACGCGGAAAGCCCCTGCGTATTTGCAGTCGTTGATGATTGACCCGGTAGTACCGAGCACACCAATGAGAACACCAAGCAGTAGAGCAAGGATGGGCCAAAAAGATGCCGTCCAGATGCGCTTGCCGGTTTCTTTAATTCGTTTGTATTCTGATTCATTTAAAAACATTCCTTTCTCCTGTCTAAAGTATGGTGGTTAAAAAGGTAAATCATCTTCCATTCGTTTGTCAAGAAACTCTCTACACCATATGCCAACAAGCATGGCGTCCACAGCAATCTTCCTGGCCGTATTGCGCGCTGCGGAAAACTTGTTTTCACGTAGTTCTTTTTGCAGCTGCTTGTGTAGCTGCTGGATGCGGATCATCGCCTCGGAATAATCCTGGTCCAAGACGTTGGATTCGTTCATGGTCATCATTGTTCTCTTTCCCCTTCTAGGATTTCATCTTCCAAAGAAATAACGTACTCCTCCGGTAAAGACGGAAGAATATCAATTTGTAGGTCTTTATTTATTTGTACATACACATTCGTAATATCGACTTGTTCCGGGAGCCGTGGTGCGCCGCCCAGGTACAACCCACCTGAGTCAGCCTCCGCCTTTCCGTACACCGCCGGAAATATCTCATACTTCACGATGAGAGTAGGGAACTCAACGTAGAAGTTGTTTACCTCTCTAGTCCTTAAATATTGGGCCATATTCTTCCTCTAACTGTCTAGCTTTCTCTGGGTCCGTCTCTGCCAATTGACGGACAAACTCTGTCTGTATAAGCGCCATGGCAGCAGCGCCAATCGTGCAGTTGTGAAACTCTGCCAGCTCTCGAAGCATCGCGTAGTGCTCCGCTCTTATGGTGAGTGTAGCCCAAGGCGTTTTACGACGAGACGGCGACGGTTCTGGGTTTATCACGGGCTTTCGCGGCCTTTTGTAACGGCCACAAAGCTTTCTGTACCGCATCTTTCTCCTTTCTAAAAAGTATATTAACAGAAAAAGAGGGCCGAAACAGCTTTCGGCCCACCAAGCTCACCAAGAAGGAAACAGGCAGCTGAAGAAACTACCCGCCATGATTATGCCGCCTCCAAAACGTTTTCGCTAGTTTTTAAATTGACCCAGCAAGGTTTTACAAAGGTAAGTTTTTCTGAATCAAGCTTTCTCATGTGCCCCCGTCGGTAATGGGCGCAGGGAGAACCGTGAGCATGGGTCCTTTGCTGCAGTGCAATCAAAGCCTCATCCCGCTCCTCTATGCCTACTTTGGTGCTGTTTAGCAGACGCAGCTGATGCATCATCTTGATCCCGGCCATGCCTCCTGGGATGGCGTTTAGGCCCATGGGAGTCAAGGTAAGTTCTCCTACCAAATTCTCTTCGAGCTGGTAGATCTCTTTTAAGCTATTTGCGGTGCCCGTGATCTGCACTGCCGGGTACATTTGAATTTTCTCTTTCAATAGGCTGTGCCACACGGAATGAAACAGGTAGCCGGTGTTGTTTTTTGCCTTATCGAAGTGCTCCCAAAAACGGGTCATGTATCCGCGCTTAGTGATCCCAAAGTAACCGCGTAGTAAAGGCTTGGATTCGTTTTCTGAAAGGCGCGTTTCCTCTTCTGGAATACAGAATCGAATGTGATAAAGCCCGTATTTATTTATCGGGATGCGGTCAAAGGCAAAGAAAAACGGGAGATCGATGCGGATGCCTACGTCAGTGTGTTCAACGTTTTTTATTTCTCCATTCTCATCTAGTGGGTTTTTGTTGCACATGTAAATCATTACCTTAGACACCATTTCTTTTTGGCTTGCCGCTAACGTAACGCAAGACAGTTTGTCCTCTAGGGTGTTATTTGGCCCCAGGACTGTCTTTGTAAACACCCAAATTTGAAGCTGTATGCCTGAACTAAGTTTGGTTTCCTCGGGGTGCTCCTTCGCAAAGTTTTCCAGCGGCATCGTGATGAGCTGTCTTAGATGCTCATGCGGCAGTAGATACTGAAGGTTTGCCCACTTATTCATTTTGCCTCTCCCCAGGAGGGCCCCATTTCAACGTCCACGCGAGAGGGGACCTCCAGGCTCACGGACTGAGCCATGATCCGTGCTGCTTCTTGCGCCTCGTCTTTGTCGTTAACCGAGAGCGCAATCTCATCGTGCACCTGAAGCAGGATGCGAAAGCCGGCCTTGTGCAGTGCAACCATGGCCGCTTTGGTCTGGTCAGCAGCTGAGCCTTGGATCAGGCGGTTTAGGCCTTTGTAGGTCATGGCGCGCTTGATCCTTGGGCCGTATTCAATGATCGCTTGCTCGTAGGGCAGCGCCTTGTTAACTCCCCACTCGGTGGGTTCCCATAGCGGAAAGCGACATTTGCGGCCAAGCAGGGTGCGGATAGACCCGCCGGAGGCGCGATGCTCAATGCGCTTCATGACCGCGTCGATCGTGCCACGCAGAAAGGGGACCTTGCTGTGGAAGGTGGCGATCAGTTCGCTGGCCTCCTCGACGGGCAGGTCTAGGCTGTTGGCGAGCTTTTGTTTGCCCATGCCATACATCAGACCCAGGCCGATGGTCTTGGCCTCTTTGCGTTTGATGCCGGCCATGTCCGCCACCATCTGGTGGAAGTCCGTATCAGGGTTTTCCCTATAGGCCTGTGCCATCTTCTCCGCCCCGGGCAGATCCAGGAGCGTTGCGTAGTGGACCAAGAGCCTTGGCTCTTGGGAGGAAAAGTCATTTGCGGCCCATAACTGACCCTCTTCAGGCAGGAAGAGGCTGCGTACCAGGGGTCCGATGATCTCGTGGCGGGCAGGAACCTGCTGCAGATTGGGGTTAGCCATGGATAGGCGGCCCGTGACGGTCCCGCCGTCGTCGGACCGTATCTGGTTCACATGCGGGTGAATGCGCCCGTCCTTGGCCGAAAAATCAAGGTAGGGGCTCAAGAATGTCCCGTGGGTCTTGTTCAGCTCCCGGGCCTCCACGATCAGCCTGGAGATGGGGTGCTCGTGGGTATCCAAGAAGGACTTGGTAAAGCTGGGTAGCCCGGTGGCGGTCTTGGGGTAGGAAATCCCTAGTTTGTCAAAGGCCGTTGCAATCGAGGCAGCGGCCCAGATATCCACCTTGGCGCCGGATATCTTTTTGATGTCGGCCAGGCACTTCTCCTCCTTGCGCCGCATCTCCTCGATGCGACGTTCGCACTGGTCCCGATCAAACCTTATTCCTTTGCGGGTAAGTTCGACGATGATAGGAAGTAGATCGGTCTCAAGTGCAAAGATCGAATCAACTTCCTCCTTTCGGAGTAGGCTCTTAAAGTGCTGCCATAACTTAAGGGTAAGTGCAGCATCTTGTTCTGCGTACACTCCAACGTACATAGCAGGGAGTTTCCATAACTCTTTCTTAGCGTGGACGCCAAAGTCACCCGCCGCTTCTTTAAGGCCTTGTTCTGATTTAACCTCTTTAAGGTAATCGAAGCCGAGCGAATTGAGGCTAAACGAAAAGCGGTTCTCGTCCAGGAGCGGCGCGGCGACCATGGTGTCAATGATACGACCGCTAATGGAGAATCCACTTGAAAGAAGCCACCCGGCGTCGTATGCGGCGTTGTGCATGATTTTGTCGGCTGGTGTGGCGAGAACCTTTCTAATCCACCGCTCAACCAGGCCGCGGTCAAGGTTGCCGCCACCGCCATGAGCAACAGGGAAATAGCCGCTCCAGCCGTCCACGGCGACAGCATAGCCCACGATAAACCCGTCATTGCGAGGCCAACCAGGGCCCATTGACTCCATGTTGGGATCACAAGTTTCGAGGTCAATTGCAATCTCCTTCGCGTTTGATAAGTCTGGAAAACTTTCAGGAGGCACCCACTCAGATGCCATTGGGAATAAAGACATAGTGCTCAAATCCGAAACCCCTTTTCTTGGTTTTTAGGCAGAACAATATGCAGCGACTTTCGTGCGCGGGTGACCCCCACGTAAAAGAGTCTGTGTATATCGTCTGCGTTTTTTTCGTACTCTTTTGCAAACTTTGTGGATAAGTCCATGCGCAGTAAAACGTTGTCTGCTTCGCCGCCCTTTGCTCCGTGGATCGTGGACAGTTTTATAGGAATCTTGCCGGCAATCCTGGTGCCCCTGCGCAGTAGGGCAATGATGTAGTCACGCTTGTCTTCCCCGATCTTTTCAAGCGCCTCGTGCCATATCACATCTGTCAGGAGGCCGTGCTTGTCTTTTAGGGTCTGCATGGAGTAAAGCGCCTCCTGGTCAGCGTCCTTTAATTGCTTAAACCCCCGTTTGATATACTCAGAGCCGAGGTACTTATAAACCAGACGGACAGTTTGGAAGGGGACTTCTTTACCCTTTCGCAGCGCTTCCCAGCCTAGAACGGCAGCCATGACGGATTCAGGAATGCTCCGTTGTCCGTGGCGCTCGAACAGCAGCCCCTGGGATTTGATCCAAGTATGCATGTCGTTGAGCAGGTAGTTAGTAGAGGCCAACACCAGCCAGTCTCCGTTGCTGATGTCCACATGCTCAAAGTCGTTGTAGTACTGAACCTCGCCGTCGTAGTCTCGCGGATTCCAGACCTTGGGCTGGCGCTTTCTAATCCGCTTGACAATGTCTCCGGCTAACGCGTGAACTTTTGCAGGCACGCGGTAAGATTGGTCGAGGACGGTGATCTCGCCTTCGAAGTCCAAAAAGGACCTCACATCGGCGCCTGCCCAGGTGTAAACCGCCTGGTCATCGTCCCCGGCTAAAAAAGCCCGGCTGGCCCTGTGGCAAAGTTCTTCGACCAGCTCCCACTGCAGCCGAGAAAGATCTTGTGCCTCGTCAATGATCAACACCTCAAGACTCGGCAGGCGGTCAGCCTCTTGAAGAACCTGCTCCAGAAGGTCTGTGAAGTCGATCAGGTTGTGGGCGTTTTTGTAGTGCCTGTACGCACGCTCGACGTATTCGAAATGGAACCATTCGATATCCATTTGTGAGCGGTTGTAGTACGTCCGAAGATCCTCACCCCTAATACGCGCGATATTGATCTCGTTAAGTATTGGGTTATCCGTCCGGATGACAAAGTCTTCCTCACCCGTCTCGACAGCAACCTCAAGGCCGGCTTGCTTAGCGAAGTCATGGTAGTGCTCCGGTTTCATGATGTCCTTAGCCGTTACGCCAAGACAACGAAACGCAAGGCTGTGTAGCGTACGGAACCATGGGAAGTCCGTCTCGGCGTTTAGGTGCGGGAACTTTGCAATCGCCCGCTCCTTTGCTTCGTTGGCTGCCTTGCGGGTAAACGCAAAATAGCCAATGCTTTGTGGAGGCACGCCGTTATTAAGTTCTAGCTCAACCACGTTTAAAAGAAACGTAGTCTTGCCTGAACCAGGAGGGCCAAAGACTTTACGGACGCTCATCGATCTCATCCAAAGTGGACGGCCACATGATGATTGGAGTGGACTCTCCTCCGTATGCGCCGATGATATTAAAGTCAATGTACTCCTGAGCCTCTTCCTCGCTCATACCCTGACCCTGTAGGATTGCTGTGATTTGTTTGCCGTCGTATACGATGCGCTCTACCAGCATGTTTCCGTGCCAGGTCATGCATATCCCAATAACAGCGGAATCCATGCCTGTTATTTTTAAAAGATCGTCGTTCAAAATGGACTTCCTTTCTTCATTTCTGGCGTCTCAAAAGGTGCATCCTGGCGGGTGAAACGCGGGATCCGCCAGACACGTGTGCTGCGACTTTTAAGAAAAAGGCTTGCTGGCTCTCCGCCAAGGTCCCTGATCCGTTGTGCGATCTTCGGGGAACTCATTCCCATAAAGTTGTTGCGCTTTAGGTGAGCCTCTAAGTCTTTCATTCGGAAATAGGTCTTGGCCTCTTCCTCGTGCGTCCATGGCCGGCCGAGAAGAATCTCGTCTTTATCCATGGCCTGTTGCAAGTGTGTAGTGAATTCCTCGACCAGGTCCATGAAGCGTCCGGTGACGGTGGTGTCTTCCGGTGCGTCTTGAATCTGCTCCAGCTCAACCATTTCCTTTAGCAACGCGTTTAGTGTGGACTCCCAGTCCTGCTTACGCAGCGTGGGTGGTACGACGTTAATTCGCTCCATGCATGCACGCTGAAACGACACCTGGTTAAAGAGGTGCTCAGTCTCAAGCTCAATGCGTTTGCCATTTACATCTAAGAACCACAGTGGAGGCTCGGAGTTGTACTTAGACAACGCACCCATCTGCGGCGAGTCAGGGCCATCTGCACCAACACCAAATTTGCGCGTGCGGCATAGGCCGGAGTTACAAAAGCTGTTAATAGGGGCGTCTTTACACTTGTACTTGTAGTCTTTTTTGTTTAGCTGCTTAGTAATGACCTGCAGCTCACTGAGACTAAGCGGTGGCGCCACAAACTTTTGGTTGTACTCCATCAGCTTGTCTTCCCAGCCAACCGTGTACGCCTTTTTCAAATAAATGCCGATGTTAAATAGGCCGTTGTTCCGTGTGCCTTCGGGAAAGCCCTGTGAGCACAGGACCTGCAAGCATGGTGGGCCGTCCTTGACCGGGTGATCCGCCTGCTTTGGTTCCTCCGGATACGTCAGTGGAATAGCCTGCACGTGTTTGTCGTACAGCTCGTAGAACTCTTCTAACGTGGCCGCTGAGCCGTCGTCCTTGATTGCATAGCGGGTGCCATTGTCGCCCGCAAAATACGGCAGGTTCAGGAAGTTGCCCGTATCGCCGCGGTCTACTAGGATCTCGGCCTGCTTTGGAAATATCTCCCGGCCAGACTCACCGAGGATGCTGGCGCATGCATTCAGATAACGCTGCATGTTCGCCGCCTCGACTGGCTCTTTTGTAAAAAGAAACACGTGTGCTCCGCCAGACTTGCTGCGGCATACAACCAGCGGCAGGTTGCGTTTGCGAATCTTGTCAACCAGGCCGGCGTGATCGAGCGGGTATTGATCGATGTCGATACATCCCCACGTGCACGTGTTATCTGATCGAATTGGAATAATGCCGAGGCTTGGCTCTACACCCTCAAGGTGCTTTCTCCAAAGCTCGTCAATTGGTGGCTTGCGGACAACAACAGCCTTTCCGGCCTGCTTGCCCGAATCCTTGGCTTTCTCAATTTTGTAGGTGCCATAAGCGATATCCAAGCCAAAGAAAATCGCTTTAAACCGTGTTATGTCGGTCATTCTACTTTCTCAGTTGAAAGACCGGGGGCGAGCCCCCGGCGGACGTTTAGAACGGAATATTACTGGAGGCCTCAGACTCCTCCTGGTGCTTGACTTTTACCTCGCCGGAACTAACCGACTGGGCAAACGTTTTCGCAGCGTGATACACGTTCATGTCCTCAACCGAACCAACACGTTCGACCTCCCAACCAAACCACTTACCTTTGTCGTTAGACTCGCCAACAGTGGTCAGACGGTAGACCTGGCTGTACATCGGAGGCGTATACAAACCATTTGCTCCTTGCAGCTTCACTGACATCATCATGGAGTTCCACTTGCGGCTTTTCTTGAGCTGCGTGGATTTCATCACGATCAGTGCCGGGCTTGGAACACCCGTCTCGTCAATCACCATGACGTAGTGATTGGCCGTGTTCTCGATGTAATTACCGTTATCGAGATAGTCTTTGTTATCGCCTGGTTCGCGATGTGTTTTTGAGAGGATATCGCTAGTAGCAGGATAAATCCCCATTGGTGCGCCACTTCCGCTGCCACGCGGAGCCCATTCAATGTACTGCCGTACATAGGCGGTCGGTACTACAAGAATGCCCTTCTTGCCGTCGAAGAGCTGACCGGTGACGCTGTTATAAATCATCCCAGGCATTGCGCCATCCACCTCACCAACTTCCGGTGAGGTGTTAGTTAGCAAACGCAGAAACGGAAGCGCGTAGTCTTCCTGCGTCATGTTTGCAAAACCGTCATGAGCGCTTTCTTCAAAACTGCTTGCAAGCACAAGTGCTCCTGCCTGCCCCTTCTTTACTTCTACTGCTGTCGCTTGTCCTTTACTCATTTTTCGTTTTCCTTTTTTCGTTAAACAGACTTAATGGTTGCTTTTTGGCCGATGTACAAACCAAAAAGATCCGCAGGGATTGCGTTTCCACGCTCCACCTGTTCTTTTGCCCACGCCTTGAGAGTCGCGGGCTCTATCTTCTCGGCCTGCTCAGCTGGAAAGCCTTGCGTGCCAAGTAGATTAATTAGACGAGCACAAAGCTCGTCTTCGCCGCGTCCAAATCGAACGCTGACGGTGTTCTTGATAATGTCGTCAAAGCCGTGTTCCCTGAGCCATTCATAGGCCTCCGCACGCCGTGCTTCAGGAATCGAGGCGCTGTAAAATGGCTTGACGGTAACTTGCGAACCGTCATCCATCACAAAGCCCTTCATGCCCAGCTCTGTCAGTGCCTCTGGAATTGATTCCTCGGTGAGTTTGCGGAACTGTTCTTTGATGCCCTTAAGCACCTGCTCCTGCTCATCGATTTGTTTCTCCAGTTCCTTGGCGCGTTTGCCGAGAGCCGCAATGCCAGACAGCTTGTCGTCTTCGACTTTGAACGCGTTGGAATCCTGCTCAAATAAATTAGTAAGACTCATAACTTTCTCCTTTCTTAAGATTTAAATCTACCTGAATTGGGATGTAACGACGTTCGTACTTATCCCACTTCAGACACTTGTATCGCCCGTTATTTTTTGCGGCCGCTACAGCACTAAGGATAGCAATTGCTGTTGGGTCCCCAATAAACAAAAGGTAATCATCATCACAAAACTTTTCAAGCTTACGCTGAACACGTGCAACAGTAGGCGCGACGGAGAATGTAACCTGCGCTCTCGGAGGGAGAACGACCTCAATCTCGCCAAAGTCCATTGCAGACGTAATGTTGTGCTGTCCTGTCTCAGAAACAACATAGACCTTGGGCACTTAACTTTCTCCTTTCTAAAATCGAACCGCTAGTGTACACTCGATTTTATGGGGGTGCAACCCCAGCAGAAAGAGAGAATCATGGAAGATAAATTTTTAGCCGCTTATCCCTATAAGAATAAGCCTTTCCTGCATCAGCAGGCCTACCTGACGCGCTTTTGGAAGATGCGAAACGCGGCCCTGTTTGCCGATATGGGAACGGGGAAGTCCTTTATGGTCATTAACAATATCGCCATGCTTTACGACACCGGCGAGATTAATGCCGCATTAATTGTCGCGCCAAAGGGCGTGTACAGAAACTGGATGGATACGGAGCTGCCTAAGCATTTACCCGAACACGTTGTGCACCGCACAGCGATTTGGACCCCCTCGCCTAGAAAAGCCGAGAAAGAGGCCTTGGATCACCTGTTTGAGATATCAGAGGACTTAAAGATCCTGGTAATGAACATCGAGGCCCTATCTACCGAGAAGGGCGTAAAGTTCGCCAATCGCTTCCTGCTTTGCCATGACGTCTTCATGGCCATTGATGAGAGCACGACGATTAAGACCCACAGCGCGGCCAGGAGCAAAAACGCCGTAAAGGTAGGCAAAGCAGCCCGGTACAAGCGAATCATGACCGGATCTCCTGTGACAAAGTCACCCATGGATTTGTTCCAACAGTGCGAGTTTTTAAGCCCAGAGTGCCTTGGAGTGAGCAGTTACTACGGCTTTCAAGCCCGGTATGCCATTGTTATCGAGAGAAACGTCAGCACGCACAGCTTTAAACAGGTTGTTGGGTATAGGCGCCTGGATGAGCTGCAAGAAAAGCTTGATAAGTTTGCCTTTCGGGTAACCAAGGACGAGTGCTTAGATCTACCGGACAAGCTGTACGTCAAGCGGGAGGTGGACCTGACCGAGGAGCAGGAAAAGGCCTACATGCAGATGAAGGCCATGGCGCTTGCTCAGTTTAGCCAGGGCATAACCAGCACGGTCAACGCCCTTACCCAGATAATGCGCCTGCATCAGATCGTTTGTGGCCATATTAAGTTGGACAACGGCGAGGTCATCAACCTGCCCAATCGACGCATAGAGGAATTGCTATCGATAGTCGAAGAGTCATCGGGAAAAACTATCATCTGGGCCAACTACCGGCACGACATTGAGGCCATCAAGCTCGCTTTATCAAAAGAATATGGCATGAACTCAGTGGGCACTTACTACGGCGACACAGACGAAGACGAGCGTAGGCGCGTGGTCCGTGAGTTTCAAGACCCGGACTCTGAATTGCGGTTCTTTGTTGGAAACCCTAAGACAGGCGGGTACGGGTTAACCCTCACTGCTGCAAGTATTGTGGTCTATTACAGCAACAGCTTTGATCTGGAGGTCCGGCTGCAGTCAGAAGACCGTGCACACCGTATTGGCCAAACAAAAAATGTAACCTACATTGACCTGATTTGTCCAAAAACAGTCGATGAAAAGATTGTCAAAGCGCTAAAAGACAAGATCGACATTGCCAGTCAGGTGCTGGGAGAGGAACTAAAACAATGGTTGATCTAATTCCGATAGTTAAAAATTACAAGTATGAGCGGCTGACGCGGGAAGATGGGGATGGAGGCAGGAAGTACGTTTACGGGGATCAGCGCCTGCCAAGCGTGACCACTATCCTGTCTGCGACGAAGGATAAGTCTGGCCTTGATGCGTGGGCCGCGAGGGTTGGTAAGGAAAACGCGGAGAAAATTAAGTCGGATGCTGGCGCAATAGGCACGCACATGCATAACGTTATTGAGCGAATGATCGCCTATCGCGACCTGCCCAGGCCTACAAACTGGCTAATGACCAAGGGCTACGAGATGGGGTACAGGCTTATAAATACGTACTTTCAGTATATACAAGAAATATGGGGCTCAGAGATACCGCTTTACTACCCAGAAAAGTACGCCGGCACAACCGACCTGGTATGCGTATACCGTGGCAAGCCGTGCATCATGGACTTCAAACAAAGCAACAAGCCCAAAAAACGCGAATGGATTGAGGATTACTTCCACCAATTGGCAGCCTATGCCTTAGCTCATGACATCATTCATGGGACAAACATCGAATACGGCGTGGTTCTAATGGCCGTTCAAGATAACACGACCATGGAATTTTCCACGGCCGGCCAAGAATTTAGTCGCTACAAAGAAGAGTGGCTTAAACGCGTTGAAAAATATCACGCCGGCGGAGGCTGATTCGCTGCCATCCCGCTGATGGTGTCAAACGGGAAAAGCGAAGCCAACATCTGACGGCTTTGCGTTGGGGCTGCCTCTGACCGTGGTCCGGGGGCCGGGGCTCCTGGTCCTTGTTGCATGGGCAGTTGAAAGCCGGGCACACCCTTGGTAGGAGGAGCCGGTGGCGCCACTCGCGGAGCGGTTTGACGAAGCATCTGAGCAGCTGACGGTCCAGTTGTAGGTGTAGCAGGGATTTCAGGAATCTCAGGTGGCTCGTATGTCAGGTAGTTGTAGCCAGACGTCCAAAGATAGTTGTGCAACTGACGGCCAAGTTTGACGCGCTCATCTACTGTGCGACCCTTTTGCAGAAGCATCGACATAAGCTGTGGATCTTTCGTGGCGTCTTCGATGATCTTCGTAATCGACATCGTGGGATACTTATCGAACAATGTGCGAACGGCCTTGGAGCCGGCAGCTGCAGCGATTAGAGAACCCGGGCCTCCCGGAGCGGCTGCGGTGCCAATCCTAGAACCGATGATCCGAAGCGCAAGTTCCGTAACCGCATCCGCGCCTGTAATCATGCTGTCTACAGTCTCGCCACGAGCTAGTCCTGCTTCAGCCTTCTTCATGGGCTCGATAAGACGTTTTAAGTTCTTTACCTCTGTAAGAGACAAAACGCCTTGAGAACGAAGGATGTTTACAAGCGTTGCATTGGGCTGGTCAGGATTAACAGATTTAAAGAGCGCGTCTTCAAAGGCCTGTGCGCTGAACTTTCCATTCATCCCACCGGCACGAGTAAAAGCGTAGTCATAAACGCTGGACTTAAGCCCATCAATGGCATCTGTTGCTCCAGCGGTTTTGTCCGCTCTACGAGCAAGTTCTACTATTTTATTAAATGACTTAAACGGAGTATCACTGTTGATCGCTCCAGCAATAGCTTGAGAAGGTTTTTCCCCTCCTGCAAGAATAGTGCTAAATGCGGTTTGATTAATCCACTTTTTGTTTATCTGGCTGTTGACATCACTCACCTGACGAAGAAGGTTTTCAGCGGCTGTTGCGTCTTGTAAATCAGCAGTCAAGCCAAGTTTGTCAAGAATGGGTTTGTTTTCATTAACAAATCTTTGGAGTCGGTTTGGATCTACGCGACCATCCATTCCTACCATCTTGTTAACGTTAACTAAAAGGGCATCACGCTGTGCGTCCATGATTGATGTGACGCGCTTATCCGAAAGGCTTGCATATGGCGCAAGTTGAGATAAAAGTTGGTTCTTGCGTGCTGTTGGAATATCCGGGTCTGCTTGAATCTTGTTATATTGATTACGAGCAAAGCTTGCTGCGTCTTCAATTTCATTGATTCGAAGTGCAGTTAGATCAGCGTTTGAGCCATAGACCTTACTTACTAAAACCTCTGCCGGTAGGCGATCACGGCCACTAATTCCAGTGGCACGAAGTTCGTTTGCATATCCGCGAGTAAAGTATTCGTTTAGATCTTTCGAGAACTGGCGCGCTGTGTTGTAGGCAGCATGCCCTTCCTTACTGATGTCGTCTAAAACGGCTTCTGCCAGACGTCCATAAATTCTGGCTTCGTCTGAATCATTGTTACGAGCAGCCTTACGGGCATACGACAACAAATCAGATCGAATTTGAACCAGATCTTCAATGTTAGTTGCCTTGCCGCGAACGTTCTTGAGATATTCCTCTGGTACACGTTCAGTCTGCAAGAACTGCTCAGTACGCTTTCCCTGCACAAAGCGATTATAGAAATCGTCCTTATAACCCAATCTGGTCATGATCGAGCCAAGAGTTCCCATATACTCTTTTGAGTATCGCTCTGGAGTCATGCCATCTAACACATACAAAAATTCTTTCATTGTGTTAGATGGTGTAGCGGCCTTAGGAACAATCTCCCCAGCTCGTGTGCGACGGAACCCTTCTGCAACGGCCTTTTTCCACAGGTCTCGTTCAAGTTCACGAGCCTCGTCTAGTGCTGCAAGGGTTTCGTCTTTAACAACCTGACCTACTTGGCGCCTGGTAGATGGGCTATCCACCTTAATACGATCGATCTTGTCTGCTGCATTTTTAGCGGCAAGATCCATGCGACTATTAACCATGTCCATGAAATGACGGCGCTCTAGGTCCGCAGCCACAGTCATTGCCTGTGGATTTCCAATCTCTCGTAATCTTCCAATTAATAGTTTGTATGCCGAAAGAGCATCCTCGCCCTGTTTATCAATTTCAGCTCTGTAGTTTGGGTGACTTTTGGCAAGGGTGGCTTCAAGCCTTGTAAACAACGGAACACCCGTAAGTTGCCCCACGGTAGGATTAGCAGTACGAATTGCTTCTAGTGCGCGGGGACTGTTTAAGAAGTCAATAATTTTTTTAGGATCTTCCCCGGACTCAACAAGACCAGAGTAAAGAATATTTGCAGCTTTTGCTTCACGGGAATCAGGAGAGAAAGCCTGAGCAAAGTTAGTCAAAAACCCTTTTGCCGCTCCAGTTTGATTGACCAGAAGGCGGTATGGAGAAGTAGCCATGCCTCCACCCAACTCTGCAAAGAACCTAGTTCCAGCTTCTCCTGGGGCGTACGCCTCTGACATGCCGCCGCCAATACCGGATCCTGTTCCGCCAATGGTTTCTGCAGCCATGAATCCTCTCGGATACCTGCGGGCAGCAACACCAACACCAGACAGCCAACGAGCAACAGCATTGGCAGACATTTCTGGAATACCAAAGGCAACCGGAGCCCCAGCAATCACCGATCCTGTGGTTTTAGCACCTTCGCGATAAGGAACTAAATCTTCCCGTTTTGGTAACGGAAAAAACTGGTCTAGTCCTTGATCAAGTAAAAATCCTGTTGTTACACCACCGACAAACCCCAATGTCCCACCAACCACGGGACCAAGCGGGCCAAATGGAACCCCTGCCATAGCACCTAAGCGTGCGCCGGTGAAACCACCACCCATGATAGCGGCACCGGTTTTACCCCCTTGTACAACGCCAATTCCAATTTCCCCTGCTTTTTCAGGAATGCTGGGTCCTGCGGTAACGTCTCCCTCAGGCGGAGGAGGCATGTCGCTAGTGAATCCCTCTACAAAAGCCCCCCCAAGTCTTTCTGACATGGTTTTTCCAACAGGGGTATCTCCCTCTGGAGCATTTGGGACTTTTTTGTCTGGGCCAGCTATAGCGTAAAAAGGTACAATTAAATCAGGGGACACGTTTTGCACCTTTCTTCATCGGGTAAACGCCTTGCCAAAGATATTCTTGCCCAGGTTGGAGATTCTTGTAAACCTGGTCTTCCGCTGAATAGATTCTTGGTGGGAGTACAAACTGTTCCCGCAGTGCAATAATCTTTCTTACCATTTCACGAGCGTTTCCACGAACATCAGGTGGAAGTTCTTTGTCGTAGGAATCTTTTTCTTCTTTCCTCAGACGTTCTGCTAACAGATTATCGATCGCTACAACTTCGCTCTTGTAGAGTTCAGGGTCAGTGAAGGGCCGTGGTCCAAGACCAAAAATCGCTTTTAGACGACTTTGTTCATTAACTGCTCCAGCCCGACTTTTCAACGACGCTTCAATTAAATCCTCTACCGCCAACTGTCCCATCTTAACTGCCTGAGTAACTTCTGGGAAGGGGTCACCAAAGCCGGGAACGCCGCTGATCATTCGAGCCATCGCTGCGCCAGGACCTGCAATTTTTGACGCCATGCCGTAAAGACCAACCTGCCGTGGGGGAAGTATTCCGGTAGGCCCAACAACAGCTGCCGGAGCAGGGCCAGATGTCAAGACCATATCCCCTCTCCTGCCAGAATCGGCTAAATTAATTTGGCCAGGAGCTAATTCACTCCTGGTTCCTGGTCCGGGAGCCGCGGCAGGTGCTGCTGCAGGTGCTGCTGCAGGTGCTGCTGCAGGCGCAGTAGTCGGCCTAGTTGTAGTTCCAGCTTTTGCATCAATTGCTTGTTGCAGGAAAGGCGGAATCAAACGATTACGGGTAACGGTATATGGCTCTTTGGTCACCGGATCAACTCGGTTTTCAATAATCGGGTTTTTAAACTCCGTGATGGCTGAATCAATCAAGTTGTTTTCTTGGTCCGTGGTTTTACCCTCTACCCAACGGGAAAGAAGTCCAGGACGATTAATAATGCCCCATTCCCAGTCGCCCTTGCCAAAGGGACTTACCCCAGAGCTTTTAATAATTTCTGTAAATGCTTTACGCTGACTTTCGACCAGCTTGGCGTTTTGCTCACGGATGTCGGAAACGGCCTTCTCTGCGCCCTGCAGAGCGGCAAGCTTGACCTGGCGCTCTTCTTTTTGCAGCTCGCCGGCACGTGCGCCGATCATCGCAGGAACCTTGGACAGACCTGCGGCCAGGCGTGTAGCGGTGGACTGCGGCCCACGCAGTTGACGTCCCTCGGCGTCTGTGCCGGCAGCCACGTTTAGTGCGCCCTGGGCAATGTCAAACAAGATCTGTGCCTGCGTCATGCTTCGATCACCGCCGCCTATAACTTGACGATACAGAGGCTCACGACGAGCGGCCTCTGCCGCTAGATCAGGAACGGCAAGAGGAGCTTGATTGATGAACTTCATGACCTCAGAACGTGCTCGTTCTACGATCTCAGGAGGGTAACTAGCTGACTGGGTCGTGACCGCCTCCTCGTCCGACCCGTCCTTAAAACGCTGGACAATTCCTCCATTGCGCATTGCAACAGGAGCAGGCTCACCCAGTGAGCCTATGCCTCCAGGTGGCATTGGCCCTTGAGCCATGGGCATTGGAGCCTGGGCCATTTGGTCAGCCGGCATCGGAGGAGGCATCATGGCGGGAGGAGTAGCCGGCACGGCTTCCTGTGACCCGAGTACCGGCTGAAGGAGGGCTAACACCTGAGTAGGCGTTTCCATGGCAGCGCCATACCCCACCAGGTCGGCAAGTTCTTCCACGCGGGCGTCGATAGAGCGCATATCCCCGCGTAAGTTGTTCATGAGGATCTCAGGCGAGTCAGGCGTGCGACCGCTTACTTTTTCAGTCTCATCGCCCTCTTCTTCCATGTCATCGTCCAACTCAAGTTCGCCGAGCATGTCTTTAAAGCCCTGCATAATCCCGACGTTTTCAGGGTCGATGTCTCCCCCCTTTTTCTTAAACATCGGACGATCGAGTACTTTTGATTTCATAGTCAACCCTCAGATTAAACCTGCTCTGGCTGCGCCAGTGGCGGCGGTAACGCCAGAGATACCTAAACTTGTAGCCTGGAGCAACGGGCTCGTTGTCGGTGCCGTCTGTCCAGTGATGGACATCTGACTGGATGGTGCGCCCTTGTATATGTCCGACAAGAAGCTGATCTGCTGGTACGGAGCCATTGTCTGCTGCAGTTGCGTTGCACGTTGTGCATCCAAAGCCTGTTGTTGCAGCTGACGATTTTGTTCGCCCATAGTAAACAGCATATTGACATCCTGCTGCCCCAGTTTTTGAGCGGTCTCGCCCAACGCAGTTTGTTGCACGCCTAACGCACCCAACCCTTGGCCAAGGGTTCCGTACAGCTGAGCGCCAGTGCCCATGATATTGGCCTGCTGCGCTGCGATCTGAGCCGGAAGCATTGCAAGCTGGCCCTGTTGGCCCGCCAGGTTGCCCATGAGCCCTGCACCGGAGAGTTGACGTTGCTGTTGCTGCTCAAAGCCCTGCATCGCGGCCTGTTGGGCCTGTGCGTAGTTTGCTGCCAGGTCCTGAGCAATACGCTGTCCCATCAAGTCTTGAACGTTGCGCTCCATCTCGGCACGCTGAACGCCCTCACGGGTGCCACCAAATGCGCCAGAACGAACGGCCTGAGCAGCCTGGCTTTGGCCGGCAATATCCGCCTGACGACGCATTTCTTGCAGTGCCTTTTGTGTGACCTGCTCCTGGTAGGGATTCATGAAGTACTGAGCGGCGTTAGGGTTATACGCCTGAGATGCCCCAACAGCTCCCATGCCAGCAAGGCCCACAAGATTTTGTGCTGCGGGCAACGCGGCCATGCCGGCGCCAGCTGCTTGAGCATACTGAGGCAGTTGAGAGGCCAGTTGTGTTCCATAACCAAGGGCCCCAATTCCACCCTGTACAGCCTGCGCTCCTTGCGAAAGAAAGGGTGCATAAGACCCAATTCCTTGTTGCGCCAGTTTTGCGGCGGCGGTTTGTTCGGGGGTCATGCCTGCTACTTGGTAGGCAGGCAATTCCATCGGCTTAGCGATCTGGCCCTTTGCGGCTTCCAAGAGGCCTATCTTGTAGGCCTCGATCTGTGGCGCTTCGCGGACTATCTGTTCGGTTACGTCAGCCATTTCGTTTTTTCTCCAGTGCTTTCATCATGGCATACATGCGCTTAGCGCCCATGCGCCGTGATCCGTTGCCCGCGGCACGTACTGCTTTGGCCGTGAATACAAACTCCCCGTCTGAAAGCATAGCCGGGACGTCATCAGAGGTTCCCGTGCCAGGGCCGTTGATGTGGCCATTACGACGCGGGAAATAACGAGGCTCTTCTAAACTAGCAATCCCACCTTTAGCCATTTGCATTGGTTGTTGCTGTGGAAAGAAGGGATTGTTCTGAGTGGCAAGACCATAAGAGGTAGCATATGCTGGATTTTGCCAAGAATACATATTTGGCGAAGTAAACACGGAAGGCGCATAAGGCACTGATTCCATGCCCCCTGTTGTGTTCATTACCGGTGCGCTAACCGAGGTAGCCGGAGCAGAAGAAAGCTGTTGAAAGTTAGGGGCCGTTAACAATGGATTTGGCATTTCACCCACTGTTATAGAAGAAGGGCCATAAAGTGGCGCAGAACTAGTTCCTCCACCAACCTGAGTGGATGGAACGTTTGCTCCTCCTGTTGAAACAATTGGGGTTGTAGGTACGATCGTAGGTGGAGGGGTTGTTGGAGCAGTTGTTCCTTCGTTTCCACCAGCACCTGTTGTTCCACCTGTTTGGTTTTGCGCTTGAACGTATAAATCAGGTGTTTTGAGAAGATCAGCAGCCTCTTGAAAAAAACGAGTTCTATAAGCTAATCCACTTTCTCCAGGCCTTCTATCTTCAATATACCTACCTATGCCTTCTTCCCTTGTTGGACCACTTAAACGAAGTCCGCTCGGGGTATTAATCATTTCATAAAACTGAGCATACTCAGGATTAACCATCTGACCAGCAGGAGCACCGACCGCTAAATCTTCAGGTGACATAAATGAGCCCGATTTAACCGCCGCCTTAGCTGTAAGAGCGTCTGCTTTTGCATAAAGTTTATTGGCTCTTTCAGTTTTTCCTTTAGCTTCTAGCCTTTCTGCTTTAGCTTCTGTTTTTGTGGCCTTTTTTTGAATTTTCGTAGAAACATTTCCCCCTTGAGCAAGGGTCATAATACCTTCGCTTGGGTATACGGTTCTGCCCCCACCAACTCTTACCCCATAAATGTCTGGGCTTCTACGCAACAGATCAAACCCCGTTTCTGTAGGAACAATACCAGGCCGTTCTGGTTGCTTTGGTGTAAAGCCTCCAGTTAATGCCAGAGTTGTAAGTCCTGCCCCGGCAAGTCTAGCTCCCGTCCCAAAAGTAGGAGCAGCAGCTTTTTCAGCCATTTCCATGGCTTTTGTAGCAATAATCTTTGGATCTGTACCGGGAAACTTGAGATTAAGATCGGCCTTATATTGTTCAAAAAGCTTAGCTACTTCCGCAACGTCTGTTTTTGGGAAGAAGAAATCTTTTACTTTTGTTCCCCCCTCGCTTACTAAATCAAATAAATTGGACTGTTGTCCAGCCGCTTGAGTAGTCGCCTGTCCAGCCGCTTGAGTAGTCGCTTGGGTAGTTGCATCAGTAGCTGTTCCAGTAGCAGCTTTGGCAAATTGCTGCATGGGCTGAGCAAAATTAGGATTTTGTGGCCCATAATTAATAACGCCATCCGGACCAATTGATGGCCCAGGCAATGCGGATACATCTGACGGTGTTAGTACCTCTGGACGAACCCCTTGAGAAACCGTTTCAGTCACATTAGGAATTGCGTCTGTGGGAGCCTGTGCAACAGTTGTTGAGGCCTTTGATGCCTCAGCTGCTTGAGCCGCGGCATATGGATCCGCCTTCATCATCGTCGCGCCGCCGTAGGCCATAAGACCTTGGATAGCTCCGGATTTAAGTGCATCTTTAAATTTCTGGCCGGAAGCCACACCGATTACGGTTGAGGCAATCGCGGTGTTGACGCCAAGGGCCGTGGCCCCTGTAAGGCCTGTGATGGATCCAGCCGTTCCAGCAAAGTTTAATCCTGCCGGCCCCATGAAATAGACAGCGGCGACGGTTAAGGCAATACGACCAAGGGGACTAGAGGCAATATCTTTAATTACATTTCCGAGTCCTTTTACAACACCTTTGACGGCATTGCCTACGCCTTTAAATACGTTACCTACAGATTTGGCCAGACTTTTAAGGAAAAACTCGGGCAACCCAGTACGTGGATTGATAGTTCCACTTCCTCCGCGGCGACGCAACATACGAGCTTCAGACGGAGTAATATGGGCCAACATTGTGTCCCCACGTCGTCCCATGCTTGCAAGTTGAGCGGCAATTGGAGACATGACCACTCCACCGTCCGCAAATCCAACAGGAGTCTCAGGTAGTTCTGCGTCTACTAATTCGTCAAGAGCCAGGTTTAATGCGGCAAAATATGCCGGATCAAACTCTAATGGAAGAATATCTTCCGGGACACCTTCTGCAATAAATTCTGCGCGGATCTGCTGGTAGTTCTGTGGCTCTGCCAGGACGGCGTCCACCATTTGCCCCAGAGCATCAATAACCTCGGGAGGCAGGTCCATCTCTGCCAGCATGCGGTAAAAACGAGTTACAAGCTCAGGATCTTCTTCACCCAAGGCCTCAAGAGTGTTTTTTGACACCTCATTCGGGGTCATCATTGATCGGCTTGCTTCTATGGCTGCAGCCAGTTCCGGAGGCACTGCCTGGGCTGTTGGGGCTGTCGTGGGTGCCTGCATGCCTCCCATAGGGAGCGCCATGATTCCTTGGTCTTCCATTTGTGTCCTTTCCAAATAGGGCAGTGGACCTACCTCGTCCGCGCGTCGGGAAAGGACGCGAATTTGGCCAATATTATGACGGATTTCATTAATTTCTGTCCATCTCTAAATAGGACAGATAGAAGTGGTTCGTGGCCAGGGAAGAGGTGACTTTGAGCACGTCTCCGGCCTCCAAAACACAGGGTACGCCGTTAAAAACGTCAATTGTGGTGTTCACGGCCAGGGATTTGGCCTTAAGCAAATAGTGCGCCGTGGCGCTCCCACTATTGTATTGGGTCACGGTAATTACAGATGGTCCGGTGGAATTGGCGTTGGTCACCCGAAGCGACCGTAAAACACCGGTATTAGCTGCCGGGACCGTATACATCGTGGTTTCAGAGGCAGCTGACGGGATCAGGGCTTGATGTAGATATTTATTGGCCATGGCGTTATTGGGTAAGGTCGTAGAAAGTAATGGAACCAACCCCGTCGCCAGTTGTGGCACCGGCAATTGTGCGGACACCCAGGGTGTAGATATCGCTAACGTTTGTCAGAGATACGCCAAGTTGCTGGTCCCAGTTAAACCCGGTCGGAGCCGTCGTGTTTGCTTGGCCTCCGCCGCCTGAACTGGCAATGTACCCAATTTGAACAATCGTGCCTGCCGTAGCAATCGCCGTAGCCGCAACGTCAAATTCCACATTGCTGTCAGAAGGAACCGTTGCCGCCCAAGTAGCTCCCGTAAGAACGGGGTTCTTGATTAATGCGATTTCGTAGTCTTGTAGTGTGGTTGGCTGAAACTGTATACGATTTGGAAGCACCACCGCGCCCAGAGCCGTCGAAGCCAGCCGGATCGAAACGACAGGAAGGAAGTTGGCTGCTGTGTTGATGGTCCCAAGCACCGTTGTGCGTCTGGCTACGTGCTCAATTGACGTAGCCTCAAAGCCACCCTCTGATACTACCGAAGAACAAATCTGCGTAAGCGTGGCGGCAACTGCTGCTGTCGTTGTGGTGATCTCGTAGCGCATGGGCAAAATGGCCGTGGTCATGTACACCGTAGTGCCAAAGACGTTGGCGGTGTTGAATGTGTGGCAAAGAACGTACTGCCCATTGATGATGAAGCCGCACCGGACTGAGCCAACGCCAAGCCATTCAAAGTCCATCCACAGAATCTGTGGGTGATCAAGGTCTAGCGTATAGCCAGATGTGCCAGTGCCATCCAGTTTGTCGCCGTTCCAGTCCGCTTGATTGGCAAAACGAGCATCGCTTGGAGTGCCAGAAGTGTTTGAACGCATGACAAAGGCATTGACCCCGCCAGTGCGACGGAAGAACACTCCGTTCTGCGTATTGAAATACCCAACACTTTGATTAAGGTTGGCAGATGTGCTGTTGTCCATCTGAAACGTCGCCAGAACCAGCAGCCCCTTGCCCGGCTGATACAGCATATTGCGAAAGGACTGACGCACCACAGAGCCAACGCCGCCACCCGTCACAGCCAGACTGACGCTGGACTGATTGGTGTTAAATGTCGATGTCCCAGTACCAGATGTAGAGGTGCTAAATTGATTGTCAG